GAACATCCACATCGACTTGCAATTTCAAACAAAACTGATTCATCTATAGAATAATCGTGTTGTGGATTTGTCCATAACCTATCTCCACTTTTCTGATAATGTAAAAACATAGATAGATTAAGATCTTTTGCCAATTTATATGCACCGTATCCACTATGAATATTGATGTGGATACCGTTTATTCCCATATTATGGACTTTACGTATACGGTCCTCTAAATATAAATGGTCACACGTTATCGATGGTGCATAGACCATCTTAATGTTGTTGGTTCTAAGATAATCACCAATCTTTTCAAGTCGTTTTTCAATTGAACAAAACGATTGATTTGATAAAATTTCATCCTCTTTGATAAAATTACATCCATTATCCGCATAAATTTTAACAACTTCTACATAATCATTTACATTAAGTCCGATTTTCGGTTTGATAATTCCACCAAATAACGGTGTTTTATCATTGATGTTACACAACTGCCGCATTTCATATAAACCAAGATTCGGTCCATTAAATATGGATGTGAATTTATTTGAAAACTGTATGTTTGTTATTCGACATTTTTGAATGATGTCAATATCAACTTGTCCACCCATAATAGTGGTTAAAAAATGTGTTATTCCATCTTCTTGATAATTGAAATTGGAGTCTGGATAATAAATATCAACCGATCCTTCATTTTTAGAAAAATCAACGTCGTCTATAATAACTTTGGCACAAAATGTTTCAAACAATTCGTTGCTTTCAAATTCGGATCTTTTTTCTGGGTTCCCAACACTTTGTCCCAATGCAATAGCTTTAGCCGCATCAAATAAATCCGTTTTAGATTTAATATAATATGTAACAATGTTACCAGAAAACACAGTGTTCCGGTTAACAAAAATAAGTTCTTTTATCGATTTGGTTATCATAACAATTATAACTAATTTATATTTAATCGTTTTACTTAATATAATTTTTTACTCTTCTAGTTTTCCCACCCCACATATTTTCAATATTTGTTTCAACCAAAACTTTATCCAAATCAAAAATAATTAACTCAATCACACTTACCGGGTAACACCAAAATTTGGGTACACATATTCAAAGTAAGTAAACAGTTGTATACCCATATGGGTTTTATGAACTATAATTAATGGCGAATTAGGAAGCAATGTTTTTATATTCTTCAATTCAAATTGTTTTTTAAACAACAAATGAGATATACAGTTCTGACACATATCACAGAGTGACAGTATATCATCGTAGACACTACAATAGACCTCAAATGGATGTTGTTTAGCAATACAGAAATTGTCATCTATCCATCCTTCTCCACACCCATATATCTTACCACCCGAATTAACTACGTGGTCAACGTGGGTAATAATAGAATCATCCGTTAAGTGATTTAAATCATCTACATTAAATGGATATCTCAATCCAACGTCAGGACGAATACGAACATAATAGTCATATTTTATACTATTCATACGTTCATACTGTTTAACAATTTTATATAAACGATTCAACTTATAAAGCCAATACAATGTATTTGAAAGTTTACTATCATTTTGATACTTCTTAATACGTTCTTCATGTTCGTTAAAATTATTAATCATACCACAAGTGAAAGGTGTAAACGTTTCAATGTCAGTAACTTTCAAATGGGGTTGAAATGCGTGAATACATGATTCTGTATCATGTTCATCCCAGAAAGATCCAAACATATCAACTTTATGACCCGAATCCAAAAGTGGTTGGATCAAATTGCTTTTATTCAAATCTAAAACAAAATTAAACCGTTCGGTTCTTCCTGACATCAAAATAGCAATATTCATAATCAAAACTCAAAAAATGCAGATGCAGCTTTCCAATTTGAATTTGGGTACTCCCAATTTAACACCTCGTAAAAATCAACAAGTTTACTCTTCAACTCTTGTTCATACATGGTATCACGATCCATATACTTTGTGATAATATCCATAATCGGTTGAGGATCAGTACCGTCCGCCTTCATAGCAAGACACTCAATACCATACTCATTCTGTTTTAGATATACCCACTTAATCTTCTGACCATGAAATATCGGAGGAATAATCTTGGTCAAATTAAACTGTGCCAATAGATCGTTATAATACAATGCTGCCTTAACCTGAGCAGGAGTACCTGAAATGATTTGAAAAGGTTGACGACTCTTAGGATTGTAATCCACCTTTTTTGTCGCATCACTCTTAAACTTTACACTGGTATTCTTCGCCAGTTCAATAACACCAAAGTCCTTCATGTCCTCTTTGAACTGTAGAATGTTGTTGTTAATGGTCTCCTGATCAACCTTCTTCAAAAGATCAATCAAGAACTGTTTCATAAAGGTACGAAACTTGGCAGGAAACGACGTTCTAACAACGTCAATACCCTTAACTTCCAATTCGTCACACTCAACTCCACCCTTGTTAATAATGAACTGACAATACCGTTTCTTCGCCAACCAAAACGATGACTTGGCAATCACCTCTTGTTTTGCGTCAAACCTATGTTTCTTCACGTTAAACAAACGAAGTGACATAATGTCAAACATCTTGTTGACATAAGTCTGAGCTTCTCCAGTTACCTTGAGAATCGCCTCCGTCATTTGTTTTTCATCTTCCATATCAATATCCGGCATCGTTTTCTTGATAATAGGCAACGCACTGGCAAAACAAGAATCGGTATCAACGTAGATAACATAATCGTTACCCTTAGCCTCTTCACCCAAGACATTCTTGTAATACTGGTTGATTGCCATATTCGCAGTCTTAATGATGCTGACACCACTCAAGGTAACTGCCTCAGCGTTGTCCTTATCATAAAAACGAAACACGGGAAGACCCAAACACCCATAAATGGAGTTTAACAAGATCTTTTGAACCTTCTGACGTTGATCGTAGAACTCATACATTTCCCATTCTTTAGCATCAGCGTGTTTCTTGGCCAACTTACGCATTTCTTTACGTTCATTGAACCACTTGATAAGAATACTTGGAATAGTACCCTCTTCACCTTCTCCCTTTGGAAGTTTATACACTGCTCCGTTACTAGCAACGCTGAGGTTATTCTGAATCAACATTTCACTGAAATCCTGAGCAGAATACTTTTGACCACTGAGAATTACCTCGGTCAATTTACCACGAACAAAATCTTCAGCGTTCCAGTTTTCGACCTTAGCTATCTTGGTCTCAGGACTGATGTTAAGACTGATGATGATATTCGGATACATTGATGTGAGATCCAAATCAAACACCCAATCATAACGACCCGGAACAGGAGGTTTAACATAAGCTCCTTCAAATCCTTCTTCACCGTCTTCCATTCGTTGTTCATATTCTTCACGTCCTTCCAATGGTTTATTAGGAGCAACACGACCTTGACGACGTAGATACATCAATATAGCACCTTCAAGATAACGTGATGAAGTTCCAAACTGTTCATAACCAACATGTCCAGTATGACAAATACGACGTGCAAGATCGATGAATTGTAGTTTCTTATCAAGAGCAACCACGATCTTAACGTCATTCAGGTTGTACTCAATGTACTTTTGAATGTCATCCCGGTACAAATCATTAAGACTTCCGGTATAAGTGATCTTGTCAATATTGACCACTTTCTTACCAATCGCACCGAGTGTATAACTTGGTTCGTTTTTGCCACTGAACTTCTTGTATAGTTCGATATAGTCCATACACGAAATACCAGCAACAACCATTCGTTTAGAGAAATTGTTGTAGTAACATTCACGGATAGGACTCAACCTCTTAGCGAAGTTTGTACCCATCACCCGTTTGATTCGATTATACAGATAAGGAACGTCAAACCCGTCGATGTTCCAACCGGTGATAATTGTGGGTTGAATTTCCTCCCACTTATTCATAAAGTGACTGATCAACGATTCCTCATTATCAAAACTTTGAATAATCGTATCGGAAGTTTCACTGTCTTTAAGTTTTCCATCTTTATCCAAGATGAACGCTGTATACTTGGATGCAGCACCGTCATACAAAGCAATAGCCGTCAGTTCCTTGTCACCTTCTTCAATAACAGGAAATCCACCTTCAGAACTGACCTCAATGTCGAAAAACACCACACGATGTCCTTTGGAAGGTTCATCACTATCTTCGTAAGCGTCAATCAATACCCGTGTTTCGGGAGGAACATCACCTTCAAAGATTGAAGGATCATTACGATTAAAATTGGTGACCTTTTCTAGCTCGTCGCCATAAACAGAACGATAACGTCCACCCGTCTTCTTACGGTACGCATACTTAGGCATCGGGAACGTAACATATCCCTTTTGGTCATCCCAAAGGTGTACGGTTTCAGTCTTCTTGTCGATATAAATATTTTGATACATAACTTATTTGATATAACCCAACTTGGATGTCAGACTCTCATAGATAGGAAGGTGTTCCGGTTTAACAGAATCTTTAGATGCCAAAATCTTTTCTGCCAACCAAAAACGACTAATTGATGGAAATACTGATGGTTCCAATTCTATACCATAGATGGCAGGTCTTCCAATTTTATTTACCATGTACCATAACATGGCAGTTTCATCCTCGTTAAGGGACTGCAATTCTTCTAATGTCATCTTATAACCTTATTCTATGGTGGTCAAAAAGTCAATTAATTTTAACACCACGAACGTTTTTGTCGATTATACAAAATCGAACGTTCTTGGAATCTTCAACTACGGCATTAACTCCCAATAGATAGGACTCAGAGTCACCATTCACAGTTTCTTTAATTGAGAAAATATTGCCACGACGCATGGTATCCACTCCACGTCCTTGAAACTTTGGAGCGGGTACAATCACCACGGTTTGGTTGGCTTTAACGCTTTCTTTTCTCTTGGATGAATTATCCAAAATAACAGCGGACCCTTCAAGAACAATAATCACGGTGGTACGATCATCGGCTTGTACGACGAATTTGCCCTTGGACAGTATAATCGATGCAAGTTTGGTGTTGATGGTAGAGATTGATTCGGAATTGCCACCTTGATCTGAGTAGACATCAAGTTCACCTTCGATTAACGATAACGATTTTGAGTATGTCTCGTACTTAGCTTTTTCTGGTAGAGAAGAGATATTGATGAAGGTTTGATCAAAATTATCAAGGGTTACATGGGCCGATTCTTTGACTTTAACAAACACGTCGTTGGAAAATGCCACAGTTACTTCCGAGTTGGTTGAAGTTTTGAAAGCATAATTTTGTCCGTTGGCGGTGTATGTTTGACCCACAACCGGAGAATTAGTGGACAAAACATTATTTGCCACATTTTCCAAAACGGTTTCTCCACTTGATTTTTGGACATAAAAGACACCGTTGGCGTAAGTGGTTAAAGTAAACAGTAGGGTAAATATTATATTTCGCATAGAATTAGAAGATGTAGACTTTCAAGTTCGTACATGATACTGTATATAAGTATGTCTGAAATTATAGAAGAAAAAAACAAAAAGACGGTCAGCTTTTCACAATATTCAGGATGGTTCAAGTGTCCTCATAGTTGGTATCTTAATTATTTGAAAGGTTTGCGTGTATATGAGTCGAGTCTAAACACTTGTTTTGGTACCGCTATTCATAATACACTTCAAGATTATATTAAGTCATTGTACACCGATGGTGCAGAAGTGGCAGACGAAATAGATTTGGTTAAAAAGTTCCGTGAGGAATTTACCCGTATTCTTTCCGAAGAAAAAGATAACATGAAGGAACCATATACGGATGATGACGTTACCGAATTCATGTTTGATGGTGAAGATATTCTAAAGACCTTTAGTAGTTCCGCCAACCGTATCAAGTATTTTCCGAGTCGGAAGTATGAATTCATTGGAGTTGAAGTTCCATTGGATGTACCGATCAAGAATAACGTTCGGTTTATTGCGTATGTTGACTTGATTCTACGTGATAAGACTTCTGGTAAATACAAGATTTGGGACTTCAAAACAAGTTCGATGGGGTGGAACAAGTATCAGGTTGCTGATGAAAGTAAGTATTCACAGTTATTGTTGTACAAGGCGTTTTACTCCAAACAGTTCAATGTTCCTTTGGATTCCATTGATGTCGAGTTTTTTATTCTAAAGCGTAAGTTGTATGAGAATGTTGCGTTTCCACAAAATCGAATTCAAATCTTTGAACCGGCTAATGCTAAGAACTATGTTTCAAAGTCGTTGGTGACGTTTACATCCTTTATTGATGAATGTTTTACACCGGAAGGAACTTATAAGGAAGATGGTTATTATCCAAAAGTTCCGGGTAAAGCTAAAAAGAACTGTAAGTATTGTACACACTACAAGACAAACTGTGACGGAAAAGAAACCAAAGACGATAAAGACGACAATTAAAAATAACCATTTGTATTGCGTATATATACGTATATACAAAGTTATGGCAAAAGTTCTAACCAGCGTCAAGATCGAACCGGAGGTGTACGATCAATTTAAACAAAACACCTCCAATATCAAGTTTCATTTGCAAGATCTAGTCAATAGGTCTATGCATTTGTTTTTAACTGATACAAACTTTAGAGACACAGTATTGAATTATCATATTCCAGTATTGTCAACCGAAAGTCAAAAAATAAAACTATCAAGTGTAACACAATCAGAAACAGTATAATAAGTTATGGCAAAAAAGAAAATTCTTTTATTGAGTGATGATTTGCGTATGCATAGTGGTGTATCTACTATGAGTCGTGAATTGGTCATTGGTACAGTTCATCATTATGATTGGGTTCAAATCGCAGGAGCGATTAACCATCCCGATCAAGGAAAGATTATAAATCTTAGTGATGAAATTAAGAAAAATACAAACGTACAAGATGCGTATGTTACATTATATCCCACCGCAGGATATGGTAACGAAGATATATTGTATACAGTTATTGCAAGAGAAAATCCTCACGCAATTATGCATTTTACAGATCCTCGTTATTGGGGATGGTTATACGCGATTGAACGTGAACTTCGTAAGAAGATTCCCATCACATATCTTAATATTTGGGATGATCTACCATATCCTATGTGGAATCGTCCATTCTACGAAAGCTGTGATGCGTTGTTTAGTATCAGCAAACAAACTTATAACATCAATAAGTGGGTACTTGGACCTGAAAACTGTACCACTTTAGACGGTGATTTTGACAAAGACGGTAACATTATCAAGGAGAACGTTTAATATATGCCAATCAAAGGAAAAACACTTTTACATTATGTACCCCACGGAATTAATAGTGAGGTATTTCGACCAGTAGATACGTCCGATAAAAACCTAATTGAAGGAAAGAAGAGATTCTTTAACGGTAACGAATACGATTATACAATCTTTTTCAATAGTCGTAACGTCAAACGTAAACAGGTTTCAAATGTAATTCTCGCATACCGAATTTTCTGTGATAGTCTTTCTAAAGAAGACGCAAAGAAGGTGTGTTTGATTCTACATACTGAAGTCGTTGGTCAAAACGGTCACGGTACTGATCTTCCCGCAGTCAAGGAAGCCATTTGTCGTGATTATGTCGTATACTTCTCTCAACGTAAAATCACACCGGGAGAAATGAACTTGATGTATAACTTGGCAGATGTAACAATTAACGCTTCCAGTAACGAAGGATTCGGATTGAGCGTCAACGAGTCCATTATGTCAGGTACTCCTGTTATTGTGAGTGTTACCGGTGGTCTACAAGATCAAATTGGACAAGTGGATGACAATGGTAACCCTGTTGAATTCACCAAAGAGTTTGGAACCAATAACGTTGGAAAGTATAAGAAACACGGTGTGTGGGCAAAGCCAGTGTGGCCAAGGGTTCACGATATGCATGGTAGTAATCAAACTCCATACATTTTTGATGATATGGTTGACCCCCGTGATTTGGCAGAAGCCATGATGTATTGGTACCTAATTCCAAACGAAGAACGTACTCGTCGTGGTGAAGAAGGACGTAGATGGGCACTAAACGAAGGTGGATTGAACGCCGTAAATATGTGTAACCAGTTTATCAAAGCCATGGATTACACGTTGGCAAATTTCACACCAAGTGAAAAGTTCACTCTGCACACCACCAAAGAACAAGTTGGACAGATACAACCAGATAATTGTATGGGAGTAGATTTCGGTAAAGTTGATATTGAAAAAGTTCAAAAGGAAATTGTATGAAAATTCAAATATTAAAAAATGAAACATATCAAACAGTGGATAACCTGCCTAAGAAAGGAACTGATAGAGCAACAGGTTATGATATCATCGCAACGAGTGGACCTGAAATTGTTGGTGAAAAAAATTATGAAATTGGAGGATATAAACGTATTGACTATATTCAATATCGCACTAATCTAAAACTTGCAGTTCAAAAAGATCGTGTATATAGTAATTTTGGTTATACAGATATCGATCATGATGTACTTGCATTTCCTCGTAGCAGTGTCAGTAAATACAATTTAATCCTAGCTAACTGTATTGGATTGGTTGATGCAGATTATCGTGGTGAAGTTCTACTTCGATTTAAGTATATATTTCAACCAGAGGATTATAGTATTATTTCCCAACAAATTGTGGGCAACGTCAACGAAACTAAGATTTACAATATGGGTGATAAAATCTGTCAACTTAAAGTTACCAGAGTTGAAAACATCGAATTTGTTCTTGTTGACGAATTAGATGCTACAAATCGTGGTGAAGGTGGATTTGGAAGTACAGATACAAACACACCACCCGCAACACAACCAAAGTCCGGAAAAACTATTGAAGATTTAATGAAACAAAAGGAAGGGTACTTTGCATCTAATGCGCAAAAGTATTCTGACATGATCAAGGAAAGAGACAACAAACTTTTTGGAAATTAATATGAGCAAACCATTATGTGTTATACAAGGTCCAGTCTTTAGTCGCAGTGGCTATGGAGATTGGGCAAGAGAAGTTGCTAAAAGCATTCTTCGTTACAATAAATTCGATCTTCGCATCGCAACAACAAAGTGGGGTGGAAATCCCATCAAACGTTTTCAGGATGAATTGGATTCAAATGATCCACTCAATCTTGCATTGTTCGATAAGATGTTGAAAGAACCTTTGAATAGACAACCAGACTTGTTTATTCAGATCTCAATACCCAATGAGTTCAAACCAATTGGCAAGTACAACATTGGAATGACCGCTGGTATTGAAACCACCGCTGCAGCTGGAGAGTGGATCGAAGGATTGAACAAGATGGACATGAATATTGTCACATCACGTCATTCCAAGAAGGTCTTTGACGATGCAGACTATACCAAGGAATATAAGGATGGTAGTGGACGTAAAGAACAACTACGTAATACCAAACCAATCGAAGTGTGTTTCTGGGGTGCCAATACCGATATCTACAAGATCACCGATCAAAAGGTTGATTCTGTCGAAACGGTAATGAGTCAGATTCCTGAAAACTTTGCGTTTTTGTTCGTTGGTCAATGGACACATGATAATCCATTTCATGATCGTAAAGACATTGGCAACTTAATTAAGACATTCTTGAACACATTTAAGAACCGTCCTCAAAAGCCATGTTTGATTCTAAAGACCAGCGGTACAAACTATTCAAAGGTCGATAAAGATGCTATCTTGAAGAAAATCAAAATCGCAGAATCACAGGTTGATGGTGATAAACCAAACGTGTATTTGATTCACGGTGAACTAAATGATGTGGAAATGAACGCTCTTTTCAACCATGAAAAGGTGAAGTGTCACGTTAGTTTCACACACGGTGAGGGTTTTGGTCATCCATTGTTGTTAGCATCTCTTAGCGGAAAACCCATACTTGCATCAGATTGGAGTGGTCACTTGGATTTCTTGGATTCTAATAGAGAGTGTTTGTTGCCAGGAAAGGTGGATGTAATCAATCCGGCATCAGCTAACCAATGGTTAATCAAGGAATCTGCGTGGTTTACTGTGTCATACAGTCTGGCAGAAGAACGGTTGAAACAGTATTATTTCAGCATGAATCAAAAGACCAAGGATAATGCTATTGCTTTAGCCGAACGTAATGCTCAACTATTTTCAACTCAAGCAATGGATCAAAAGTTACACGCTATTTTGGACAAGTATATTCCAGAATTTGCGGTTGAACAGAAAATCATGATTCCACAATTGAAGATGCCAAACAGTCCAAAACCAAACCTCAAATAACATATGGGAGCATATAGAGACAGATATTTGTTAGAACATACGTTGAAATTAAAAGAGAAATTTAAATCCAACGTTTTTATTGAAACTGGAACCAATGATGGAGATTCTATGGGAATTTTATCTCCTCATTTTCAGGAACTATATTCATGTGAAATCGTACCTGCAACGTATGAGTTGGCTAAAAACAACTTACAACATGCTAAAAACGTTACGGTGACAAATGAGTCATCTATTACATTTTTGGAAACAATATGTCAGAAGTTTCAAGGACGAGAGGATGTAATCTTTTTCTTGGACGCCCATTGGGAAAAGTATTGGCCGTTGTTGGATGAACTCAAAATCATCAAAAAGTATGGATTTGAATGTCCTATCATTATTCATGATTTTTATATCCCAGACGGTAAAGGTAATTCGAAGTTTAACTATGATTCATATGAAGATCAAAACTTGGACTTAAATTACGTCAAGAATGATATTTACAATGTATTCAATGGTAAATATGACATCTATTATCCAGACTACGTTACAGAACCGTCTGGATATGCGGTGTTTACTAAACAGTCAACTCCATTTGTGTCATTTCTTGTAACATGTCACAATGAAGGTGAACAACTGCGTAGTTTATTGACTCTCTTGTCAAAATACATTACCGGTAATGAAATCGTTGTGTTAGATGATTATTCAGATGACGAAGTTACACTCAATGTATTGAAAGACCACGAATTGGTTAATGGAATCAAAATTTCCAAACATCACCTAAATAAAGACTATGGTTCTCATAAGAACTTTGGAACTTCACAGTGTAGTGGCAAATACATATTTCAAATTGACGCAGATGAACTTCCCAACGAGATTCTTCTTGAAAATCTTAGAGACCTCATCGAATCAAACCTTAGTTGTGAAATGTTTTGGGTACCAAGAGTCAATAACTTTATTGGTGTAACCTCAGAAGACATCAAAAATTATGGGTGGAGAGTCAATGAAAAGGGATATATCATGTGGCCTGACTATCAGTCCCGCATATACAAAAATCAACCTCATATTAAATGGGAACGTAAATTGCATGAAACCATCGTAGGATTCAAAGAGTTTACACGTATTCCTGCAATGGAAGAATTATCATTGTATCATACAAAGACGATTGAAAAACAACGTAAAGATAATAGTAGATACATGAACGAATTCTCATTAGAAGATAATATTAGAAAGTGATTATGGAAAAAACTCCGGTATATTGTTTATACTCTCCTCAAATGGATGAAATATTTAACAAACACTTTTATCCATCATTTATAAAGTTTAATGAAAATAACTACGATCTTCGTATATTTGAAACTACTGTTGATGGAAATGGTGATTATAATACGGATGGATACATCGACTGTTTACATAATAAAACAAGATTGATGCTACAAACAACCAAAGAAAATCTGGGACGAAAAATTATATGGACAGATGTTGACATTAAATTCTTTTCTCCAATTGATTTAACATCATATGATAAAATGTTTACTGTTTTAAAAGAAGATGAAGATCCATCAGATACATTTGTAAATCCAGCATTTTGTAAAATAGAATGTAACGATACGATGGTGGACTTTTTTGAAAAATTATTAACTAGTTGTAAACATAATGATGTTCATGATATGGACGTTATTAATTACTTTTCGAATACCATTCCTTCAATAGAAATTGGTATATTTGATTTTAGATATCTTCAATATACGTCTTTATCGTATAGAGATGACACGATACAATGTAACGTATGTTCAAATAACCATGGATGTTATAAATGTACACATCAACTATCAAATTTAGATACAATAGACACGTCGAAAATAATACTTTATCATGCAAATTGTACAATCAATACCGATAGATGTACCAGCATGGAACTAAAACTAGAACAACTAAATTATCTATCAAAATGATTACCATTACAATTGGACTAAATGGAAGATTTGGAAATCAAATGTTTCAATATGCATCATTGATGGGTATTGCAGATAAACAAAACTGTTTATATGGAATTGACTATTCTATCGGAAATAAAATTCCTTGGTACGATTTTACTGACAATGAGATTGTTAACAAACAAACTTTTGTACTACCAAAAGCATTTCATCTATCTGCTTTACAATGTAATGAAAAATATAGAATGGTTCATGAAGGAAACCATTTTCATTTTAACCAAGAACTTTTTAACGTTGGTGATGATGTACATTTACATGGTTACTTTCAAACTGAAAAATATTTTAAACATATAGAATCAACAGTTAGATCCGAATTTACATTTAGACATGATATAGTTAATACAGTAAAAGAGTATTTAAAAGATAAACAATCATACGAAACTGTTTCTATTCATGTACGTAGAGGTGATTATGTACATTTATCACATCACGGTACATGTGATTTAACATATTATAGCAATGCGTTAAGTCATTTTACCGATAAATCATATAATTTTATAGTGGTGTCAGATGATATCGAATGGGCAAAATCAACCTTTACCGGAAATGATAACTTTTTCGTATCCGAGTCTTGTAACCAATTTGTTGATATGTGCATTATGACCCAGTGTAGTCATAACATTATTGCCAACAGTACATTTAGTTGGTGGGGGGCGTGGTTGAACGCCAATCCAAATAAAAAAGTTATTGCACCTTCACGTTGGTTCGGTCCAGATGTAACTTTAAACACTAAAGATTTATATGTACCAAGTTGGATTGTAATATGAAAATTCCTAAAGAAATTCAAACAATACAAAAAGCAAAAACCATCACAGATGGTTTGATTCCATTACAAGAGTGTACGTTTATCATACCTGTTTGCATTGAAAGTGACGACAGAAAGAAAAACTTTAGCATAATATACGACTATCTACGTCGTAATTTTGAGACTAACATTATTGTTTATGAGTGTTCTAAAGAACCAATCGTGTCATCTTTAATCAAAGACGATGTGACTTATATACATCAAAACATACCAGATGAATCGTTTCATAGAACACGATATTTAAACCGTATGTTGGCATTATCAGACACCACAGTTACAGTAAATTATGACGCTGACGTGATTCTCCCAATCGAATCTTACCTAATGGCATACAAAAAGATTACTCGTCAAAATCATGACTTGGTATATCCATTTGCTATGGGAAAATTTCAAAAGAAGATTGGTACGTCTGGAAGAGAAAAGTTGTTAAACCAAGCGTCCGTGGTAGAACTCACCTCTCAAGACTATTCAGATTGTGTTGCGGAATATGGTCATTGTCAATTTTTCAAAACATCATCATATAAAAAATACGGGTGGGAAAATGAAAACTTTATATCGTATGGTCCAGAAGATCGTGAAAGATACGAACGGTTCAAAAAATTCAATACCACCGTTACACACCTTGATAAAGGATTTGTATATCACATAGAACATAGTCGTGGATCAGACTCTAGCGATAAAAATCCTTATTTCAAGTCGAACAATGATTTATATAAAAAATTGGGTGATATGAATCAAGATCAGTTAAATACCTATTACAAAGACGTTGAGTATTTGAAGAATTATTAAGTTATGAAAATTGCCGTTATTACGTTAGCGACCAACAAATATAAATCATTTTTACATCCTTTGTGGACTTCGGTTAAGAAACATTTCATACCAAGTGCGCAAAAGGATTTTTACTTTTTCACGGACGAAAAGTTAGAGTGGTTTGATGAATCGGTCAAATGGTATAAGATAGAACACCAACCTTGGCCATATATTACTTTGAAACGTTTTGAATTCATTTCATCGTGTATCAAAGAACTATCCGATTACGATTACGTGTTCTATATTGATAGCGACATGGAATTTGTAGATACACTTCTCACATTTGATATTAACAATAAAAAATATTATGCAGTTTGTCATCCGTCAGTTGTCTCTAACTTAAACTTCTGGCCAATAGAAACAAATCCAAATTCCACCGCATATATTCCAGAACGACACCGTTGTGTTTATGTTCAAGGATGTGTATGGGGAGCGAAAGGCAATCACATAGAATATATGGTTAACGTGATGAAAAACAACATCGACACTGACCTTAAAAACAATATTATTGCTGTTTGGCATGATGAATCACATCTTAACAAGTTTATCGTAGACCATCGAAAAGAAGCTGCTATTTTAAGTCCGAGTATGGCATACCCAGAACATTGGAATTTGCCAGTTAACAAATTGATGATTCATAAAGATAAAAACATGGAAGAATATCCACGATTCAAAGGAGCGTCACCTTCATGAAAATAGTTATATGGGGTCATCCTTTGTATTCGCATACACATTCGTATGTTCATTCATCTTATTATAAGGCAGCATCTCACATGGGACATGAAGTTTATTGGTTTCATGACAAAGACTATCCCAAAGATTTTGATTACTCCAATTGTGTTTTTATAACAGAAGGATTTGCAGACAACAACATTCCGTTGAATTCTAGCAGTACGTATTTTGTGATGTATTGTCCGTCACCCAAAAAGTATTTGAACGCTGGAGTTAAACGATATATTGATGTTCGATGTGCCGCTAAAAATCATAAGGACCATATACACGATTATTCAGTAGATAAAACTACCACTCAAAAAATAGGACCATCTTGTTATTATGTTCCTAAAACCAATCAAAAAGTACATATCAAAAACAATTATGTAGACTATACCATTGACGATTTTGATAAGTTCTACTTGAGTTGGGCAACTAACCTATTACCAGAAGAATTTGATTTAAATGATGTTTATCGTCAACGAGAAAACTCCATTTATTTTTGTGGAAGTCTTTCCAACTCTGGTATATGTGAAAACATGAGCAATTGGCTTCCATTTATACAGGAATGTAAACGTAATAATATTACCTTTTATCATAATGATCCATGGAGAAATCCAATATCAGATGATAAAGTGAAAGAATTGGTACAAAAATCAATACTGGGAATTGATATTCGTGGATCAGAACATGCTAGAACCGGCATTGTTACGTGCAGAATATTCAAAAATGTTAGCTATGGTCATTTGGGTTTAACAAACTCTCAAGAGATATACAACGAAATGGAAGGACATTGTTTGTATCACTCAAATCCCGTGGAATTATTTAACATCGGTATGCAACATCGAACAGACTATGATTTCATAAAAAAATCAATGTTGTATGTAAAAGAAAATCATACCTATATAAACAGAATCAACAGTTTATTTTCAATTTTATAATTTATGTTTAAATCAGACGCTTTTCAAGATCAGTTTGTACACAAAATTCTTAACGGAAAACGTAATGGTTATTTCGTAGACATCGGAAGTTGTGGTGCAATTAATTCTAACAACACATACTTCTTTGAATCACTTGGATGGAAAGGTATATGCATAGAAATCGAAAAAGGTTATGCGGACAGTTATCATAGTAGATCGTGTACTTTTATAAATCAAAATGCATTAACCATCAATTATAAAGATTTATTTGAACACCAAAATTCTCCAAAATGGATAGATTATCTATCGGTGGATATAGATGAACTTAGTATTGATGCTTTAAAACTATTGCCACATGACATATATAAATTCGGCGTTATCACCATTGAACATGACGGATACATTTATGGTGACAAATATAGAAATCAACAACGTGATTTTTTGAATAATCTTGGATATCACCTATTAGGATCAAACGTTCGTGTACCAGATCGTCATTTTAGGTCGTTAAGCACGTTAAATCATTTGAATAATAATGGATTTGAAGATTGGTGGATACATCCTACTTTAAATGTAAACAACTATAAATTTGATCAAATATTTCCGGAAGATTTGATTTCTCAAATATGAAAATATTCTTGGTTAACCATAAAATACAAAACTGCGGCGTATACCAATATGGTAAACGCGTATCGTCTATTATTTCCAAATCAAATAACTTAGTTGTTCATTATTTGGAAATGGACAATCGTGAAGAATTTCAAAAAGAAGTTGACACTCATAAACCTCAAGTTATTGTATACAATCATCTTACGGGTACGATGCCTTGGGTTGATAAAATGTATGTAGATGAACTACGTCAATTAGGCATCAAACAAGGAACGATAGTTCATAATGTTGCATATTCGACATTCTTTGATTTTTACTTACACCAAGACCCCAATTATCAACCAAATGAAAATAACTATCGTCTGTTGAGACCCTTGTTTGAATACACCAACAACCTTAATTTGAATCCAAACGTACTTAAAATTGGATCTTTTGGATTTGGCTTTGCATCCAAACAATATGAAACGTTATGCGCATGTGTTAGAGATAACTTTTATAGGACAACGTTTCCTATCGAACTACGATTACATCTAACACATTCTCATTTTTGTGAAAATACAAGAGATATTGAAACAATCAAATTTGTGGCAAATCGTATTATCAACAATCCTAACATAACGTTGAAGATTACTACAAACTTTATAAGTGACGATGAATTATTAACATTTCTTGCTGGCAATGACCTTAATATCTTCTTCTACCAAAAATACACCAGTTATAACGGAATATCATCATCTATAGATTACGCTTTATCAGTCAAACGTCCGATTGCAATTTGTCGTAGTAATATGTTTTCACACATTTGGAATACTCAACCATCTATTTGTGCAGAAGATAATTCGTTAAAAGAAATCATAAATAACGGTTTTGGTCCGTTGGAAAAATACTATAATGAGTGGTCTCATGAAAACTTCATTAAAGTTTTTGAAGACAATATTAATAATGTTATAAAATGAGTACGTTGGGTGTATTAGTTACGTGTTACAACGAAGTACGAGCATTGGAATTTTCATTACCAATGTTCAGAAAAATATATCCATATTCCAAAATTTATCTAACCACAGAAAGTTCAAATACCAATTTTGATTCGTTGTTATCTTTAAACAATATTAAAATAAACCATGTAGAAGATACAATGTATATAATCAAACAAGTAAACGATCAAAACTTTGTAGAACCATACTTTCAAGAAAAAATATTATTCGCAACACGTTCATTTTTAAACCGCGTCAAACAAGCAATAGAATTCTGTCAATCTGATTATTTATTGTTGATGGATCCTGATACTCTTGTTCGTGGTCCATTGTCTTTGCCAGAAGGTGCCAAATTATTGGGATCCAGAATTAACTGGGGATTGCCTTCGGCACTAAGAACTATACTTGCACAAACTCCCGGTGCGATTGATATTAACTGTTGGGGAGCAACCCCGGCAATAATCCATTGTGAAACCTTTTTAAAATCATATAAGTATGTGACCGAACAAGATCCTACTTTTTTACCACGTATAACAAAAACATTTTACGCTGTTTTTGCACACGATGTAATACTTCCTATTTTATTTGCACTGCAAGGAGAACATGAAATATACAATCCGGAAATAATCGAATGTCACAGAAACCATTATTGGAGACAGACCTCTCATCCTTTGGTTCATCAATTTAAATATCTTTATGACAACAATCGTAACGGCACTTTATAACATCAATCGTGAACAACGTGGTGACGGTAGACCTTTTAGAGACTATCTTAAATGGCTTCCAGAAACATTATCTCTTTCATGCAACTATGTTATATACACCGAATCGGGTGTGGTTCCATACATTCCACAAAAACCTAATATTAAGGTTATTGTGACTTCACCCGATCAAATACCTTTATATAACAAATGTGGGACAATACAGAGTATATTGAACAATCCTGAGTATCTACAAAAAATCAAACATCCAAATAGAGTTGAGTGTGTATTGCCAATGTATAACATTATTCAATACTCTAAATTTGAATGGTTGAAACGTACTATAAAAGAAAATCCATTCAATTCAGAGTATTTCTTTTGGATGGACGCTGGGTGTAGTCGTTTTTTTGAGAATCTTCCAAAATCGTTTCCAAATCCCGACAAACTTCCACCAAAATTTTTGATTCAAGGTAATTATAATACCAACAGAATTCCCATTGACGATAACTATAAATGGATGTCGGATTGTGTATTGGTAGGAACTTTCTTTGGTGGCCATCATGAATACGTAACTCAAGTATCAGATCTTACATTGAAATTTTTACAAGAAGAAATGTTAGATCAAAACATGATTAATAACGAACAAATTGCATTAGCTTATATTTGTAAGCGTAATCCGTCATTGTTTAATGTATATATACAGTTGAACGGACAACATTTACCCGTACTAAAAATACTTGTATGAACGAATCATTTTTTGCAGAACATAAAGAAGACCAATTTCTTAGATCAAAATACTTTCCAGATTATGGTTACAAAGGTACATTGGTTGAAGTCGGCGGTGCAACTCCAGAGTTTATATCTGTATCTCGTCACTTTACATTAAACGGATGGAGAACTGTTATTGTAGAACCAAATCCGACATTTGCTAAACAACACCGTGATATTGGAAATGAAATATATGAATATGCCGCGTCTGAGACTGACGAAGATGATGTAGATTTTACAATAGTTCATATCACAGGTGGCAGTGTTACCGATCATGCCTTTTCTTCTTTAAAGATCAAAGAATCATATCAGTCAATATCAAAAGGTTGGGTAAATAAATTAAACAAAACCCAAATTAAAGTTAAACAACGTCGTTTGGATACAATAATTAAAGAAGCGAATATCGAACAAATCGATATTCTTTCAGTTGATACTGAAGGTTGGGAGTTAGAAGTCATGAACGGACTTAGTTTACTCAAACCCAAAGTTATCATGTTGGAAAACATTTTTAATGAAGACTCTTATCGTGAATATATGGCCCTAAAAGGTTATATGTTTGACGCTAGAATTAAAGATAACGACGTTTATATATCATGAAAATTTCAATTATTGGACCGGGAATTATGCCCATTCCTCCAAAAGGATGGGGTGCTGTAGAATCTCTCATATGGGATTATAATATCGAATTGACTAAATTGGGTCACGAAGTACAAATTGTTAATACTCAGGACCGTCGAGAGATTGTCAATCAAGTTAACCAATACAACCCTGACTTCGTACATCTTCAATATGACGATTTGTACGACGTGTTACCGTATATTAATTGTAAACACAAGGCTGCAACTACTCACTATGGTTATTTAGAACAACCACATCGTTATGGTGGTTACGTTAGAATCTTTGAAGCGTTTGTTCGTGGAGATTTCAACATCGTTTGTTTATCAGAAGGCATCAAGAACGTATATAAACACTATGGTGTAAACGATAATAGACTATACGTTGTATGTAATGGCGCTAGACAAGACCTGTTTAAATATACATCGACACCTTCTAAACCCGGAAAGAGCGTGTATCTAGCTAAGATCACCGATAGAAAACGTCAATGGTTGTATCAAAACATCAACGGCATTGATTTTGTTGGAAATAAAGACGACAATCGTTTTGATTTTTCACGTACAAACTATATTGGTGAGTGGGATAAACCAACACTATATGAAAATCTAACCAATTATGCCAATTTGGTCTTGTTAAGCGATGGAGAAGCAGATCCTCTTGTTACCAAAGAAGCGTTGATGGCAGGACTTGGAGTGGTTATTTCAGAATGTTCTGTCGCTAATTTGGATTTGACAAAACCATATATCAGCGTAGTCTCTGAAAATAAGATCTATGATTTGAATTATATTCGTGGTGTTATTGAAACAAATAGACAGCAATCTTTGTTACACCGTGAAGAAATTCGTCAGTATGGAATTACGAATTTTGCATGGGAAAATGTCGTAAAACATTATCTTAATGTGGTGAATCAAATTGTTTCAAAATAAGTTATGTACGATTATCTGATTGTAGGAAGCGGTTTGTTTGGATCAGTATGTGCGCATGAACTAACCAAAAAAGGCAACAAATGTTTGGTTATTGATAAACGCAACCATATTGGAGGCAACTGTTATACCGAAAACAAAGACGGTATCAATGTTCATGTTTACGGACCTCACATCTTTCATACATCCAACAAAGAAATTTGGGATTACGTAAACCAGTTTGCTAAGTTTAATAACTTTATCAACCGTCCAAAGGTATTTTATAAGAACTCACTATACTCTTTTCCGATTAATCTGTTTACATTACATCAAATTTATGGCGTAACTACACCAGAAGAAGCAAAAAAGAAACTAGAAGAAGTTCGGGTCAAAAACGACAACCCTAAAAACTTGGAAGAGTGGATCGTATCCCAAGTTGGAGTAGACATTTATATGATGTTTATAAAAGGGTATACAACCAAACAGTGGGGAAGACATCCAATTGATTTACCAGCATCCATTATCAAACGATTGCCGATACGTTTTAACCACGATGATAATTACTTTAACGACACGTATCAAGGTATTCCTATTGGAGGATACACTCAGATATTTGAAAAGTTATTGAATGGAATTGAAGTACGATTAAATGAAGATTATTTGCAAAACAAAGAGTCGTTTAATAGTATAGCAAAAAAAGTAATTTATACCGGTCCAATTGACGCTTATTATAACTACAGATTCGGTCAATTAAATTACAGAAGTCTTAAATTTGAAACCGAGCGAGTTGAGGTTCCAGATTATCAAGGTAATGCGGTTGTTAATTATACCGAATTACATCATCCAGAAACCCGTATAGTTGAACATAAACATTTTGATCCTGTCAATACAGACTTCACCTATATTACCCGTGAATATCCAAGAGAGTACGGAGAGGGTCTTGAACCGTATTATCCCGTCAATGATAAAGTTAATACGCCTGTATATGAAAAGTATAAAGCGTTGACCGAAAATGAAATCAATGTTATATTTGGAGGTAGATTGGCAGAATACCGATACTATGACATGCATCAAGTAATTGGATCTGCACTACATACCTGTAAAAAACTATGAAAATACAAATTGTTACACATCTTCTACCTCATGAGTTAGACGAATTTGAACGTCAGTTGACCGTGCTGAGTCAAGAGATGATTGATTCGTCAGAAATAACCTTGGATGTTACGCTCAATCTGAATACGGTTGACTGGAATAAGACCAAGATACCCAAGGATTTTTTTATTGATAAGTTTGAGTCAATGAGTAAATATGTGACTCACACTAGTTGGGCGAGAAACTATATCTTTGATGTTGATGACCACGGTAGTTGTAGAGGTATCAACGACAAACGTCGTAATAGCGTTCGTAAGTATGGCAAAGATGTAGATGCGTTTCTATATTTGGATTCGGATTTGGTATTTCCATCTGGTATTCTAGCGTATTCTATACATTGTGCAAAACAGGTTAAGAATCAATACTACATTATTACACCTCAAATCACCAAGATTTGGGATCAAACGTGGGATCACTTGGTGAATCATCAGTTTATCAACAACAAATATGGAAGTGAACGAAACATCAATCCGTATTTTGAAGTAAACCGCAAGTCATATAGTGAAGATGTAAATCTTATCAAGTGTGATCCAACCAAGTTTGGAGGTGGGTGGTTCAATCTAATTAGTTCCAATCTACTTACGTTTACCGATATACCAGACGTTCTTGGTCCCTACGGTGTGGATGATACCTATGTCATGTTTGCAGCACAAATAATGAAACTCAATAAAGTAGATTTTCAACAATATTTAATGGAAAACATCATTGTGGCAGAAAACTATTTATTGAGACACAATCCATACAAGGAATACATCACTTATTTTGAAGATAGAAATAACTTTAAAAGCAAAGCCGAATCAGAACTAGGAAACTGCTTGAGAGAGTTTGTTAACAAGAATAACTACGCATTTAAATCATTATGATCGACATACTAAATACAATATTTATCGGAGTTACGTTTTTGGTTGTGTGGTTTCATACAGAAGCGTTTGTTGAATACTGCAACCTATTTAATTTGAAACGTCTGTTTAAAATTGGTGAATTTGAAAAAGCACAAGAAAGTGATTTCAGTTTGGAATATTTGTCGTGGCTAAAACAAACATATCCAAACTTTTTTACCAAACTTGTTAATTGTCCATGGTGTATTGGATTCTGGTTTACTCTACTATCTTCATGGATTTTCTCCACATTTTACATATTTCCGGTAATTTATGTGTTTACACTTGTTATATATTTACTGATCGTAAATAAGTTTTTTAGATAATATGATCCTCGTCCAAAACTTCACAGAATTTTATAACATACTAAAGACGCACAATAACATACCCAATTCAGTCTCTAAGCTGAAAGAGTATGTGTTATTGGTAGAACGTTTTAAAAATACTTGCAGTTGTAGAGGAACTGAAAAACAACGTGTAAAAAATGATTGTGAAATGCAATACAGATCGTTGGTTTTAACTGAAGTAAGTAATAATATAAACTTATTCAAAAACTCCTTGGGTGATGGTCATATTAAATTTATTCAAAATAATGCCATCATCCAAGAGTTTAATGTTTAATCAGATATAACTTTCAATAGTTGTCTTTAACGCTGTTTTGAAATCAGTCAATTTCATTTTTCCAAACTTTTGTTCATACTCAAAAGTTTCAATAGCGTATCGTAAATCGTGTCCCTTACGATCAGTGACATAACTTATGTAGTCGTAATCTACCTTGGTATTTGTTACTTCTTCAAACGTTGATTTAATGTATTCAATCAATTCAAGATTGGTCAATTCGTTGTTACCGCCAATCAAATATTGACTTCCTACATCACCATTTTCAAGTACATCCCAAATACAGTTAACGTGATCTTTTACATAGATCCAATCACGTACATTCTGACCAGTACCATATACCGGAATTTGTTCTCGGTTTTTTAACTTACGAATACAGGTCGGAATCAATTTCTCAGCGTTTTGTCGAGGTCCAAAATTGTTGCTACAATTGGTAATAATAGTTGGTAGTTTATATGTTTTGTTGTAACTACGTACCAACAAATCACTTGCAGCCTTTGTGGCAGAATAAGGACTATTTGGACGATATGGACTTTCAACCGTGAAGGATGACTCCTTGGCACCCAAAGACCCATAAACTTCGTCAGTTGAAATATGAATAAACTTTTCAAGTTTACCATAGTCATATATGGCTTTAATCAAATTGTATGTTCCAAGAACATTTGTTGTTACAAATGGATCAGGAGCATAAATTGAATTATCAACATGAGTTTCCGCAGCAAAATTAATTACATGAGTAATCTCAAACTTATTTAGTGTCTGCCACAAAATAACTCCATCATTAATATCTGCAACATAATGTTTATATCGTTGGTCTACATTGAACTTCAAATCCCTATTGGCTGCATATGTTAGTTTGTCAACGTTAATAATGCAACCAATATCGGGATCATTCAATAACTTTTCTACAAAGTGTGATCCAATAAAACCACACCCACCTGTAACTAAAATATTTTTCTTCATACAATTTCAAATACTGGACATGGAACTATAAAATGACCACCCGTCATTAGATATGTTGACTCACGTCTCTTAAATTCATCAATAAAATGCCAAGGCAATACCAAAAGATAATCCGGATTAGCCTTTCTCATATCTTGTTCGGAATAAATTGTAATGTCAGTTCCAACTGTCTTTAATCCAAACTTATATGGACTACGTTCTGCCGCACCATCAATCAACGTTTTATCCAATCCAAAATATTGAAGAAGAGTGTTTCCTTTGGTTGACGCTCCGTATACCCAAATACTCTTACCCTTTTCCTTTTCTTGTTTGATGAAATTATAAGTCTTTTCCTTTAACTCTTGAAGTTTCCTATAAAAGTCCATGTAAAACTCAATGGTATTTGCACCGATCTTGTTTTCATATTCTAAAGTGGAATTTACACGATAACGTGCAACATCACGATAAGGAGCAGTAGCATATGATGTAACTTTAGCAATATTCTTCTGCAAATAAACTCTGAACGATCCTCCATTGACATCGTTCAACTCACAATCAACAATCTTAAAATTAGCCTTTTCGGCAACATACTTGAAAGAGTGTAAAGAATAATACATCAAGTGTTCGTGACAGATATTATCAAACGCCATCTGTTGAATCATCAATGGAGTGTAACTCATTTGTACTACGAACAATCCTTCATCGTGTAATACTTCATGAACCTCGTTTAAAAAGGAAACTGGATCTGGTAGATCATAAAACATTGCGATACAAGTGATTACATCACACTTACGTCCTTTGAATAAACTTCTATCAAACGCTGATTTTGAAAAATAATCCTGTACTACTTGATCTGCGAACTTAACACTCTCTTTGGTATAAGAGTCATCGGCAGGATCAATCCCTAACCTTGAATATGGTGTCGGCACATAACTCAATAGTGTTCCATCATTACACGCAATGTCCAACCATAGAGGATTGTCAGACTTTGGGCTGTGAACCATCATACAGCTGTCAACCACATTCTTGAGTTGATTACGCATAGTTTGATTTGTACCTGAACGATACCAATATTGACCATACATTTTGTTTGGATCAGCGCCCTGTTCCAACTGAACCAACTTTGATGTAGGTGAATACATCAACTTCATTTCAGACTTGAAATCATCTGATGGTTGATCCTTAACAAAGTTTGAAATGAATAAATTTCCCAATGTAAACAATGGAACAAGTTGATCATTTGATACTCGACAATTTGTAACTTTTTCTGTATATTTCATATTATTTCCAATTTTCTAAACAATAGTTCAAGGCTTCATCGACCGTTCTCATAGTAATACCAGTTGACAGTAGTTTTTCATTGCTCATAACACAGTTTGACCGTGGAGTCTTTGCAGCAATCTTATAAAAATCTTCTTCATTATCAAAAAACTCAAAGACTTTATCCTTGGCAATAGTCTTTTGCATCTTTTCAATTACTTGTTTTGTAGTAACAAATCCAGTATTAGTCACATTGTATGTGCCATATGGAATATTCTTTTTTAACGACTGAACGCACGCATTGACAAAATCATACTTGTTGGATATCGAATTCTCGGCATCCAACAACTTCTTATAATTCAACATCTTAGACAGATAGTTTCTCGGATTGTTATTTTCCTCAAACGGTATACGTAATCTCCAAATATAATGATTTCCCCAGTTCTGTCTAATAACATCTTCAGCCATAGCTTTAGTACCACTATAAAAGCTACAGTTATTGTGTTCAAAACTAAAGTTAGGACGATCTTTTTCTGTAAATGGTTTTCCGTCTGACCTACGTCCTGTGTAAATACACCCAGACGATACATGTCCCAGTGTAATTCCATGATTACGACAAAACAACGACAACATTTCTGGTACGACTACGTTGCCATAAATCGTATTGTGTTTGTCTGTCTCACATGCATCTACATTTGGTTTACCTGTATACCCAGCACAATTAACGATTGCAGTTAATTTTAATGATTTGTGCATCAGTTCCAAATGCGTATATGTCAACTCTTTTGTTGACACTCCACACGTTCTAACAGGCACGTTATTTTGAAATAACTGTTTGTTGAACTCTTTACCAATATAACCGGACGCACCTAATAATAAAATCATAACCGGTAATATATATCAAATGATCGATTCCAAATAATTTCTATATTCGGATTTCGGTGTTTTTTCAATTATATTCTTGTATTGATCCAATCGTATAAATCCATTATTCAAACAATCTTCTTCAATACACGCAATTTTGATACCTTGACGTTCCTGAATAGTTTGTACATAACTACTAGCTTGTGCCAATGTTGTGGGTGTACCAGCGTCCAACCATACAGATCCTCGTTTCATTAACGTAGCATACAACTCATTTCTTTCAAGATATACCTTGTTAACGTCGGTGATTTCCAATTCCCCTCTAGCCGAAGGTTTCAACTTCTTGGCTATACCAATCACCGTATTGTCATAAAAATACAACCCCGGAACCGCGTATTTACTCTTAGGCACTTCGGGTTTCTCTTCTATGGACTTTACCCTTCCATCATAAGAAAACTCAACCACGCCATAATCCCGTGGGTTTGTGACGGGATACGCAAGTATGTGTGCGGGTGAAAACAAAGTTTCAATCGATGTGCCAAAAATAATGTTATCACCCAAGATCAATGATATAGAATCCTTCTTAATGAAATCTTCCGCAATCAAAAATGATTGAGCAATGCCTTTTGGTTGTGGTTGTACACCATATACAATCTTTAACCCCAACTGTTTTCCATTTCCAAACAACGCTTTATACTCTGTGATCCATTTGGGTGTTGATATGATCATGATTTCACGTATCCCTTTGTTAATCAACGTTGACAAGGGATAATAAATCATAGGTTTATCAAATACAGGCAATAACTGTTTGTTACTCGCACATGTAAGTGGATACAACCTACTCCCGGTACCTCCAGATAAAATAATACCTTTCATTTTTTGAACAGTGTTTCGTAAATAGGAGATACAATCTTGTTTAGATTTTCATCATTCACAATATCTTGGTATGTTTTTCCGTCTGACTTGATATGTTCCCATTCAACAATAAAATCGGATTCGGCTTTAACCTTGGGATCGTTCCAACGTTCATGGTCATTCGCTGGTTCTGTCCAAATTTTCTGAGTTGTATTGGCAATATCACTACGAATACGTCGGCCATCAGTAGGGAAACCATAAGTATACTTAGAAACGTGAATCAAATGACCATGTAAATCATTGTAAATCCAAAACACTTCATCTTTCGGGTAAAAGTTATAACGAATATCAGTTATAAAAATTACATCCGAAGTATCCTTTTCCAAATCAAGTTGTAGCTTCTCAGTCCAATAACGTCCTTGGGTTTGTTTACGTTTTACATCTCCATACCACACAAGCATTTCTCTAAATACTTTTTTGTCTTCTGTATTTTCTGTAAAAACATCCAATCCTAACTTGTCTTGTACAAATTCTTTACAATCATTCTTGAGATAATATGCCAACGCATAAGAACTACATGATAGTCCATATGTTTCAGTGACAATTTTCTTCGAAATGTCGCAAAACAAGTTTTTACCACTTCTTGCAACACCAGATATTCCAATATAAACTTTTTTACTCATTTGTCATCAATCCTTCTACTTCTTCCTCAGTCAAACCATACGCTTTACATATATTGATCATTTCGGTCAAACCACTATCTGTTTGACTTAAAATTTCGGCATATTCTTCTGCCTCTGACGAAGAACATTCATACCATTGTGCCAACATCTGATAAAACTCAAGTGAGTATTTAGTCTTGGCTGGTTTGATATAAGGATGAAAATATTTAGTACGAGGTACAGTTGCAATCAACACCTGATAAAAGTTCTCAGATGGCATACCGTCTTGATACTTTCCAATATAAGATAGTGAATCAAGAGCGTTACGATCCATCGATAAAAACTTCATCAACATCACGTGAGCAAAACTCTTTTTATCAGCGTCACTCAGTGTTGAAAAATACTTGGGGTTTTGAACATTACGTATGTGGTTAACATGATCAAACAACCCCAAGGCTTTAACAGTAGGTGTACTACTCTCTTCGGCTGTTGTTTTTTTGGATTTCTTTGTTGATGCTTTTCTTGTCGCCATGATTTATATTTCTTAACAGTTTAAGATCAGAAGATAACACCTTTTGGTTGTTTAGTAAAGTTGTTATAAGTCTGTTCATGTCATCATTATTTTCATCAATAACTTGTTTGTTGATAAGTAACATCTTGTGAACCTGATATAAATAAAATACCACTAGGACGAATCCCAGTGGTATTAGTACTTCAAACTTATAGGTTAACAAAGATAATACTACCATTATGGTTAGTATAGTCTTTTTAAGCATATTCTTCTTCGTCTCTTCCGAATGGTCGATTCTTATCGAATTTTCCTGGCTTGGACTTGTTCTTACTCAGACTTTGTTCAAACCTACGATTCCTTTTCTTGCGTTCAAAAGAATCCGAATTCTTTCTATAAGTCTTTCCCATATCTCTGTCTATGTTAGTAGTTTTACTTGGTCTTAACCGGCTTAGCAGGCTTAGCAGGCTTTGTCGGCTTGGCAGCCTTAATCGCCGTACGGGTACGAACTCCAGCAAGAGCCTTACTCGTATCGAGGACATTACGAAGAGCACGAATCTGACGACCGTTGAGGTCAAGTCGGGTCTTGCCGACATGAAGGGTCAAACGGGTCGCTCGATGAGCGCCATTGGTTGGTCCCGCAATATAAGTATTGATTGCGGCGTTCTTACGTTGAACAAAATACGTCTTACGACGTGCGTCATTAATAATCTTCATAACTTTATTATATTTAGTATTTTAGTTTTTTATTTTGTTAGTTTTGTAACTAACGTCTCCTATCATATCATACATACTCAGGATGTCAACAGAATTGTTTTTTTATTTCAACTCAGATTGAAATTTTTCAATGGCGTAATCTTTGGCTTTAAACTCCATCTCCAAATCCAAATTGCCATCATACGTGGCATATTCCACTGGAATATCCCTAACATATTGTCCATGTGACCGAGGATTCTTTTCAGAAGGATCGTTATCGCTAAAGTGAAACAATGGAATGTACGTAGACCACGTAGTTGTAGCCATTTTCAACGCTTCAGTAGCAGTTTGACGACCCGGATTACACCGAAAATGAAGATTGTCGTAAGTAATTGGAATACCAGTCTGTTGATAAATGTGTTCATACAACTGTTCCACATTCCAACTGTTAGGCTTGTCTTCGTTCTCCAAAACCAGTCTACGCTTCACCGACACAGAAAGATCGTTGTATACGTCAATAAAACGTTTTGCGATGTCTTTTAGATCAGCACCTTTGAAACAATTCATATGAATGTTGATGGGAGCCTCATATGATTGAGGAAGACCCAAATAATCCATCATTTTTCCATGAGATTCCAATTCGATGACAGACTTTTGAGCCACAGCAGGATTTGCGCTGGCAGGAACCACAAATTGGTCAGGATGCGTTGAACAACGAATGTTGTGTTGTTTGATCACTGACGCACACAAATCAAACTCTTGTTTGATTTTGTCAAAGTTGTAGGTAGTTTCAATTGAAAGATTGGCTTCAGGAAGAGTTTCCAGAGGCATCAAACCGCTACTGACACGGTAATTCCACTTACGAGTTGCGCAAAACTCAAGGGTCTTACGAGTTACAAATACGTTGTTGAGAGTACGATCTGCAACAATACGTTCAGCGTTGACACGTTCCAACTGAAGAAACCGTGTTTTGGTCATGGTAGACGCTTGAATACCCTGATCTTGGAGTTGAAGAGAAATACAACACAGACTATAACGATGATTACGCATGAGATGACGGTATCATAAAAATACCGTCGTGTACAGACTTTTTTAAGAATATGTGCTAAACTCACCACGTTTCCACTGAACACCGTCATACACGTAGATGTAGTTTTCACAAATGATGATTTGACCAAATGTACCGGTGGTGCTTGAAGTAGGAGTGCATGAGCCAGAATCATTCACAATCAAAGTGGTGATTGTAGCTGTACTGGCACTTATTTCAGTATACGTTGTTGACATAATCAATAATAAGTCGAAAGTTCAAAACGTTTCCATTTAGTACCATCGTAAATATACAGGTAATTTTCACATATACTCACTTGTCCAAATGAACCAGAGCCGGTCGGTGGACATGGCGTATTACTGTCAACAATTAACGTAGTTACTCGTAATGTACCAACAACAATATCACCATAATAAGTATATGGAGATGGAGTAGGTGTAGGTGTAATATAACTGATAATTGGTGTTGTACATGGCGCAGCAGGTGTAATTTCACAAATTACACATATCTGACTGTTAACACCTTTATTTTCCCATTTTGTGCCCGGACTGTTATCCTTTTTGACCCACGTTACATTCTTATTTACACCACTGTTTAATACCACAGAATAGTTATTACACAACCTTTCAATGGTGTTATTGGTATAATTGATGACAGTAAAATCGGGATCGTTGGGATATTTGTACGAAAAGATATTACCACGCTTTTGAAGAATGGTACCAACAGGTCCAGTAAATAAACCGTTTGCGGAGTTATCCACGTATGATGGCGAAACTTGGGTTTTTCTCACCACCAACAAACGTTCTATAAACGTGTTAAATCTGTTATAAGAAATAAAATCTAGCACAAAGAGTCCTATTTATTGTACATTATAAATATGAACTCATCGGCCAACTTCTTTAAAAAACTTTTCCTTAGCGTCTTGATATGACAGGTCGATCATAGGACTATAATACAAAACGTCATTTTTAAGATTATTTTCCGATTTTAACTTCAAATAACGGTCTTTTGCCTTAGATTTCCACCAATTCATTATAACATTCGTGTCATCCACGAACAATTTTTTCATTACCAATCGATCTTCAGTAATCTCGTTCTTCAAGAACTCCTTGGTATTTTCATAAAAACAACTATAATAAACACCTCTTTCATACCCATGAACGTAATCTTGAGTTTTAATCTTTAACTCTTGAAAGATCATACTCAATACACGTTGTTTAGCGCCAGTTACAGGTCCAGAGACATCATCCTTTTGAGTCATCTTTTTGATGTATTCATTAGATTTATTCTCCTTGATCCAATCGTGCCAAATTTGATAGAAGGTGTCATCTGGCTTAATAGGGATCTTACCAGCGCTGGTTCCACATTTGTGCCACCACTTCAAACTGTTGTACATACTGTAACTACCATATAGACTGGTTGTCGTCATACCTACCAAAGTTTGTCCGTACAACTTCTTCCATACATCACGTACTGCAGAAGATGTAACCAAACACGCTATCAACTTACCACCAAGAAAGTTATATCCAAAAGGTTGAGTTGACATAATACAACTTCCAATTGCACTATGAACCAGTTTACCATCTTCCAACTTGTTCTTGGGTGTCCATCCTAGATAAACATCTCTATCCTGAATCGTAATAACGTCACTTGATACAGATACCGCTCCCAGATACTTGGGATTATCCTCGTTACCATCAGTAATAAGAAACTTTAGAAACCTACCCGGAGTTTGACTAAACTCCATCGTATGACAAAACACACGCAACATCAACCAATCCAACTCTTGTTGTTCAGTTTCCACATGAACCATAGTTGGATTCATTTTCTCCAATTGCTGCAACGTCAACTCTTCGTTGTTAAGATCCTTGGGTTTCCAAATCTTACAAAAGACATCATCAGACTTAGTTGCAAACTTACTATATTCTTTTACTTCCTCCCACTTCTTATAGAACGTTGACTCTTCGACACTCATAGATTTCAAAAAGTTCATATTGTCTATGAACTTTCTTTTTTCTACTTCCTTATCGAATTTAAATACGTCTAAATCAAAAAATTGATGTTCTGTGTTCATTAGGTTTTCTTCTTGTTTCTATCTTCAAAGTCTATAGTAGTACCACGCTTAAAGTCAAATACTATCTTAGATGACTCTATTTTTACATTTAGTAATTCAGAATAAGTTACTATTGGCAATTTGTCATTTTTATCTTTAGGAAGTTTTGTTACAGCCAATTTAACTTCACGTTCATTGCCAATAGAAAGAGGAGAGTCCAATTTTATTAGACTCTCCCCATCGTATAACAAATACGCATCTCCTTTTGCCAATTCAAAATAGTAATAGTGTTTTCTCATAATACCAAAGTTACCTTTGATATATATAGAAAGTGAACACCGTTACTTTATTTTAAACCGCAGAGACGGCAGTCTTGTCAGTCTGACTCACATGATCAACCACCTCTGAAACCTCCTCAGTAGCAGGAGACACACTCATGACATTCACAACGTGAGGAATGTTATCGTTGAGCGTAACGCCAGCTGCACGAGCAGATTCAATGGTTTCTTGAGACACCGGAGTGTTGGCAAAAACCAACTTAGGACGACCCTTGGAACCCTTAATGGTACCCAGAGAAACCACCTGATTTGCCTCAATTGCATTCGTCAACCTAACCCGAAGCGTAATCAAAGCAGCAAAATGCTGATTCTGACTCCACAAACTGGTAATGTTAGGATGTGATTCACTGGTCTCCATCGTGTAAAAGCCAGTTGGCCAATTCACGCTAAGTCCAGTCTTATTCTGTCGATTTGTCTTCTTCATGTTATATATTTCCTTTCTTGTTAATTGTTAAACTTTACTGTTACTGTTCAAAAACATTTCATTCATCGTCTTAGCAACGCTAACGATATTCGTTACATCAATGTACCGAGAATCTTTACCGTACATCGTCTTAAAAACGTTAAAACTATTAAATTCACCAAGTCTCTTTAGAGTTTTACTTTCGGTAATGTAATATGCCAACACCTTGTATCCCTTCTCACGAATCTTACCAACTTGTTTACGAGTGTGTTTTGCCCCATTATCGGTAGAATAATGGATAAACTGTCCAACCTTTGGAGAATTATAACAATATGCCGGTTCGCCATCAGAGAAATTAAGGAAATAATAATCCTCGTTTTCTCCACAGTCTTTCAACATATTCATAATTGCCTCAAAACAAAGACCTTCTGGTGTACTTCCACTTGGACCCAAATACGGAAACAGATTAATCACCTTGGCAAATGAATCCTTAGCAGAATCGTAAACCATAGCAATATAAGGATGACCGGAACTCATACTGGTAGTACGAACACTTACACTAACCCGAATGTTCGAAATCATAGACGCTGCCTTACAAATTGCAGTGACACAAGTTATGGTATTATTCCACTTTTTACCCTGCATACTTGCACTAGCATCAACTGAAATATGAATGAACGCCTTCTTATACAAGTCAGTTTCAATTCTATAGAAAACGTTGTCATTGTCAAATCCCAATTCAGACAAAACACGTCGATCAATTTTGCCAACAGACTTACGCATATACTTCGTAGTATTAATCTCACTACGAATACTCAAACGTTTTCCAAGCAAAACACCAAGTTGAACACCCCGTTCAACTGCCATCTTGGTCTCCGAGGTGGGATTCTTTTTATCATCGTATTGTGTACAAGGACAAATATCAGAAAAAATCAAGTCACGGGTAAAATTCTTGACAACAATACAGTCAACACCAGCAGTAATAGGAGTATTGTCGCCAAGTTGATTTCCAACGTTAACAATAGTAACACCTGCGTTTTCCAAACTATCAAGAATCTTCTTTTGAGTAGCCGAAATCTTCGACTTCTTAATGTTACCCAAAACAAAGATCTTTTGTTTCTTCAAAGCACGATCCACAGCATCACGTTTTGACTTTGAAACACCACTTTGTTCATTAGCCTTCTTAGTGACTTCATCAGAATTGATTGTAGAAGAAGTGACCGATGTAGAAGTGCCTCCAATAACATCATCTTCTGGGACAATAACAACAGTGGCATTTTCACCGGATCCTTTTCCAGTCTTTGAAGAACCATCCTCTGACTTTTGTTGGTCAGCATCAATGTTCTTGAAAATCAGTTCACAGACTTTAATAGCCACATTAAGACGATCCTGAGGCGTAACCAATCGGTCAATAGTGGAAATACCAATTAATTCGGCAATATTACGGAAATCAGGCAACGCATCCAGATCAGTATTCTTGTTGGTCAAGTTAATCAACCGAGCTTCATACGACTGAAGAGTAGCGCTACGATACATCTGTGATTCGAGCATCATGTCAATGCTCTTGTTGTTGAAGAACTTATCGTACAGTGCCAAATAATAACCACGATAACCCGGAGCATTCTTATACACAAACTGATCAATATAACGATCCTCAATAACGTTGAGGACAGTCTTGAGAAAAGACGCCACATCAGTCTTGGAAAAACCCTTTGGTTCAGCAATGTTATAAAGACTACGAGGAATATTCTGCCACAGATCAACCACCAACCGAAAATCAGACAACAACACGTGAGAACCTTCGTGAAGAGCCAATCCAACCAGACTATCAAAGTCCTCTGGTTGATCAATATCAGAAGAAAGATACACGACCTTACCATCGGTCATGTTTTCACCACTATCACTAAAAATAACAGGGATGTTCTTTCCGGTGAGGATACTAACAAAATTGGCAACAGCCCTACGAGTCATGTTCAGACGAATAAGACGAGTTGTAGCATCAACCTCGACGGTTGAGTCAAAGTCATCAAATTCATCCAACCAAAATTCGGAATGTACATGTTTCATTGTGTTAATACCCTACACCGGAATTATACAAAAGTCAACAACTTTTTTTAGAAAGGAGGTTGAGTGTTCTTGAGCGGATCATTCATCAAAGGAGAATTGGTAGATTCAGCCGGAATATATTTTTGAACAACCTGTTTGATATAAGTACGTTCACTGTCAACACCACCATCAACAGAAAACTCTGGATAAATGGCACTCTCCGCAATTTCACGAAGGTTAAATCCATCCTTAACCAATTCTGCCATCTCACACACAGCACGTGTAGACACAAAGTTGGTAATCTTACCATCATCCTGACGATACTGATCACGGGTATGAGATGCAATCTCACAAATGGCAGAAATGGTGTTGAACAATTCAGAGTTCTTGGTATCAATCTTGAACCGATTAACAACCAAGTTGATCTCAGACTCCTTATCGAGGAAATCCATCTCAATCTTGACAGAAAAACGATCCATCAACGCTCGATCCATAACACGGGTTGCGGTATACTGGTTACCAATGTTTGCGGTGCCAATAAAACACACACCCTTGGCAACATTCACGATGGCATTATCCTTCTTTTCATCCAATCGAAGATAACGCTGAAGAGTATCCAAGACAGTCATCATGATATTTGCAGCATCATGATGAGCACGACTGATTTCATCCAAAAGAATGACTGCATTGGGAGTCTGAATGGCCCTGACAAACGTAGACTCGCTGAAAATGGTACCGGTATCCTTTTCAAAGTGAGTATTGCCAATAAGGGCACTACGAGCATCTTGAGTAGAACCCATGTTAAAGTAGAAGAAAGGACGATTAAAGACTTTTGCAACAGTTTGCGCAGCAAGAGTCTTACCACAACCGGTGGGTCCGATCATGAGGACGTTCTTACCATAGAGAACGGATCGAACAAGGTACTTCCACTTGAGATCCGAAATGATGACATCGGCCGGCTTCATAGACACGGCGGAATTGAGGATTTCGTTGACGGAGGTGAGTTTGGTATTGCTCATATATATTTAATTTTCACTATCCTACACCGGTTCTAGAAAAAGTCAACAAAAAATCCGCTGTTTTTATCAGCGGATTTTCGAGGAATCTATGGATTTTATCGTCTATGACCGTGATGATGATGACCACCACCAACCCAAATTGTCGGTGCCGGATAGTAAATCACCGGTGGTGGTGCAACGACAACTACTGGTTGAGAATATACAACATGACGAACTATTGGTTGAGGAACCACAACCACTTGTGGGTGATATACCACAGGTGAATAGATTACTGGTTGTGGCGGAGGACAATATACTGGAAATCCAAGGTTAATTGAAACTCCCCAACTGAAATGTCCGGCATTAACCGTTACTGAACTGAGTAATGACGCAACAAGTAATGATTTAATTATAATTCTTTTCATAGGTTTTATCCGACAGTAGTTTGACCTCACCGGATATACCCGTATTCGATCAACTTACTTAAATTTGACAGTCAAGTCATCGTCCTTTTGCTTAGGAAACTTATACTTGGCCTTTTCACCCTTCAAAGAGTGATCAACTTGTTTTTCAACCTTCTTAAGGTTTACATCTTGCATTGGCTGATCTGGTAGATCTTCTTTCTTTTCAACTGCATCAACCACTTTTTCATCAGTCTTTTGTGGTCCGTCCTCTTGTTTCTTCTTCTTTTCCTTATCAAGACTGTTGTCTGCAACCTTATTATATGCGGAATTGACATAGTTTTCTTTATCACTTGTCAAATATGACTTGATAAAGTCTTTTACTTCGTCATAGGTCAAACCAATCTTCTTGGTACGATCTGTTTTGTCTTTATAAGCCAAAACTTCAAAACTGTTGTTCCAACGTGGACGTACATGAACGTGGTATGGGTCACATCCACACAATTCAAAATTACCAGCGTCATTTTTGGTCACACTATAACTCTTATTGATCTTCTTGGCCTCTTTGTCCAACTCTTCGGCAATTTGTGAACATGTTTTATCGAACTCTACGCTCTTTTCTTCGATGACTTCCATCACAAGCTTCTTCAAAAGACCAGAGATCTTGTTTTTTTCATCCAAACGCTTCTTTCGTTCGGCAAGAACTTCTTGGATTCCTTCAGAAATGAGTGTACGCAATTGATCGATTTTCATATTATGACTATAAATATATACAGATTAGATATAACAACAAAAAAAGAACACCCAGTAAAGGGTGTTCTTGTGACCGTTATTAACTTTATTAACGCTTCTTTCCACTAGACCCACTAGAACCGCTTGATCCAGCTGATCCCGTTGGCTTTGGAGTACCAGTTGGCTTTGGCTTGGAACCGCTTGTTCCGGCCGTACCACTTGGTGTTGGCGTTGGTGTTGGCTTTGGCATAATTTATTCCTTTCTTTTGATATATAGTGTTTATAGTTTGAAACCAACAAAACTATCTTCATTGATTGTACTATCTACACCCTTTACATAACTACTCAATTCAGTTTCCTGAGGAGCAACTTGTAATTTTTTACTGTCGTAATAACTATCCAACCATCCAGATAGCGGATTGTTCTTGGCATTTGGATAAATCTTCTTATATCCCAAACTTGAAAGTCGGTTATTAGCCAACCATTCAATATAGTGTTTGAGACTTTCAGATGTCAATCCAACCAAGTTGCCCTTACTGAACAAATAATCGGCCCAATCCTTTTCAGCATTGACTGCCATTTCATAGGCAGCATAAACCTTATCTTCGTTCTTCTTGACAATATCTTGGAATCCTTCATCTGGATTATTCATCCAGTTTTTCATAATGTTTTGAGTAATCGCAACATGAAGGTTTTCATCACGACTAATAAACTTGATAATCTTTGAGTTACCTTCCATCTTTCCACGGTAACCAAAGTAAAAACTACATGCAAAGCTCACATAGAAAATCAATCCTTCAGTGATTTGAGTGGCCAGAATAGCATCATACAAACGTTGACGTTCATCTGAACCACCGCCCAACAGTTGATCATACTTTCCAGAGATAGCTGTTGCACGTTTAACAATTTCAGGATCTTCCAATACGCTATTAAAGAACTTAGTAGCGTCAGGATAGACGTTGTTCAAAATATATGTATAACTGTTGCTGTGAATCGTTTCAAAAAACGACCACGTATTCATACAAATCTCCAACTCGGGATTTGTAACGTATTTCATCAACTCATGAATGCTTCGACTCAACATCGAATCAGTCATCGTTTGGAATTTAAGATTGCTATCAAACACAAAACGTTCTTCGTCTGATAGAGCCTTATAGTCACTGATATCTTTTACCAAAGAAACCTCTTGCGGTCTCCAGAAAAAGTTCAGTTGTTGATCATAAAGATCATAGAACTTTTGATATTTGATCTGATCATATCTTTGAAGAGATAGATCATCACCAAAAAACATGGGGTTCTTTAGTTGATCAATGTTCTTCTTGTTTAGTACGGTTTTCATAGTTTTATTATTTTACATTGCACATGCACCGCTAGTACAACCAGACTGTTCACCTTCAATCTTAGGTTCAACCTTCACAGTCTCTTTATCTTCTGACATTGCTGTCTGTTTATCGCCATCATCGGTGTTAGCATAATACAGATTTTTCAATCCATACTTATATGCCAACATCATATCCATAATCACTGCCTGAGCCGGTACCTTATTTTGGGGATACCGTGATGGAATATAATAAGTGTTGGTACTAATACTCATATCAGTAAACTTCTGAATGGCCGCAGCTACCTTAAGATATCCCGAATTATCAGGCATGTCAAACGCAAAGGTGTAATTGTCTTTGTATTTCTCCACACCCGGAACAACCACAGGTAGAATATTAGTCTTACTTCCCTTGTGACTAATCAAACTACGTGGAGGTTCAATTCCGTTGGTACTACTCTGAATAACACTGCTGGATTCAACAGGCATACAAGCAGTCAACGTACTATGACGCATTCCATATTGTTTAATCTTTTCACGCAAACCTTCCCAGTCCATATGAAGAGGTTCAGTAATGAACTCATCAACGTCCTTCTTATAAGTATCAATTGGCAAAATGCCAGAACTAAACTTGGTACGATCAAACTTTTCACACTTACCAAATTCCTTGGCCATTTCAGCACTTGCATCAATCAGATAATAACTCATCTTCTCCATCCAACGAGCCGCAATATTAGGAGCCTCAGGATCCCAGTACTTTACACCCTCTCTGGCAAGAATAGCCGCCAAGTTGGTAACACCAACTCCAAGACTACGACGCTTCTTGGCAAAATTCTCAGCAGCCGGAACAAAATAATTCTGGTGATCAATCAATGAATCAAGCATTCGAACAATAACATCACAAACACTCTTCATTTCATCATCCGAGGTAATCTCCAACCAATTAACCGCTGCCAAAATACACACTCCAATTTCACCATTAGGATCGTTAACGTCCTCAATAGGAATCAAAGGATGATTCACTTCAAGACAAAGGTTACTGGTATCAACTTGGTCAACCCAACTACCATGTGAATTGGCATGATCAACAAACATCGTGTAGATACGACCGGTCTCAAGACGCTCTTTTGCCAAAAGCATCATCAAATCCCGTGCCTTAACCGTCTTCTTGAACTTGATGTTCTTGTTGTTCTCTGCCTTTTCGTACTTCTCCTTAAAATCTTCATAACCAAATCGATTCCAAAGACTCTGACACTCATGATAACTGAAAAGAGTAACTTCCTTGTTTTCCATGAATCGTTCAAAGATCAACTTATCAAGACCAATACAATAATCCAACTTACGAACACGATTATCATCAGTACCAGCGTTGTTTTTCAACACCAAAATTTCCATGATATCATAATGGAACCACGCAAAGTTGACCGTAGCACTTCCACCACGAATACCGTTCTGATGACAACTCTTTACAGTTGATTCGAACGCCTTGGCAAACGGAATTGGACCGGTATGAATCACTTCACCGTTACGAATTGGAGCATTTGTAGCACGTAGACGTGACAAATTGAGTCCGATACCATAACGACTTGCGGTTGCATATCCAACTGCGCTGTTGTTACTGAAAATACTCTTGAGAGTATCATCGACGGTAAACAACGAACATGAAGCGTAACTCTTCATGACAGAACGAACACCCGCCATAATTGGTGTGGGTAGATTGATCTTGTGTTTACTGAAATAGTTGTACGCCTTCTTGACATACTCCAAACGATTCTCCTTATAGTTCTTGAAGAACGTCATGGCAATCAACATATATGCAAACTGTGGAGTCTCATAAATCTCCTTGGTACTACGATTTTGAATCAAGTACTTATCGCATAACTGTTTGATGCCAGCATAAGAAAAATCAAGATCACGATCATGCTTAAGATATTCATCCAGCTTATCGAAATCTTTCTTGGAATACCATTCCAAGATTTGTTCGTCATAAACAAACTTCTCAATGTTTGTCTTAACAAGATCATACAACTTTGGAGGATTCTTTCCACCCCAAACACGTTTACGAAGTTGATAATTCAACAAACGTGACGCAACGTATTGATAATTTGGCTTCTCAACAGAGATCTGTTGTGCTGCCGCTTCGATCAACGATATATGAATATTATCAGATGTCATTCCATCGAAGAATGACAGATGTGCATTCATTGCAACTTCTTCAAACGAAACATTTTTGATTCCTTCGGTAGCCCATTGCAACACCTTATTGATTTTATCTGCATTGAATTTCTCCAATGCACCTCCTCTTTTTTTGATAAAGATTTCTTTGTTCATATAGACAAAAAATAACTATGATTTTGTATTACTAAATTCCTCCAGTTGATGTTCATTTTGATAAATTTTTTTTACGTTTTTTGATCGTAACATACTATCACTCGTCATCACCATCACTGATATGAGCATTCCATTTATTGCTCAATGCTTTCTTGACAAGATTCTCACTGTCACCCATTTCATTGAGAATTGCCACACCATCCTTGGAGTTTTCAGCATAAATCTGAATATCACCACATCCGGCATTCATTCGACTTGGGAATGTCAAACCATCGGGTCCAAAACGGTTCTTAATGATGTGAAACCGTGCAGTATTCGCCACTTTATCGGTAACTTTACGGCTAAGTGACATAACAAAGTCTGCCGTCATGATCTTTCGATAGGAATCAGAAATGTTATTTGCCTGAATAATGTCTTCATCCATAGCCGCACGGTTACTTTGTGAGGCACTCCAAATAGGAACTTGGAGTTCACCGGCAATACTACGAAGTTCTTCATAGATACCACCAGCTTCACTATAACTGTTGCTGTTACGTTCACTCTGATATGGACGTAGAATGTCAGCGTAATCGACAATAATCATGTCAATCTTACTTCCCAACATCATAATACGTTCGGTGTGCATCTTTAGATGATGTGCGCTGACGGTTTTGATTGGAAAGTACTTGATGAACAGTTTACCGGGAACCTGTTCAATCTTCTTACGAACGATATCAACGTTATTACGAATGTTTTGGAAATCAATTCCGGTAAAACAACTATCATAACGAAGACCCACGTAGTTTTCATTCAACTCAAGAGTAAAATGAACAACGTTCTTTCCCTGTTTCATGGCTTCAGCACCAATCTTTGCCAAAACCCAACTCTTACCACTACCCGCACAAGCAGTAATGATTCCAAGTTCACCGCCAGCCAATCCACCATCCATGATAGTATCAACCTCGGTCCAGTTAGTCTTAACAGTATTACGTGCCATAACACTCATACGTTTGTCAACCTCAGTCATATAGTCATGACCAATGTTACGTTCCATACCGGCCTTCATTGCACTGTCAACCAGTGCCTTGACTTGTTCGTAGTTACCAGTCTTAAGATGTTCAACACTATCAATAATAGCGTTCTTGAGCTTCTGACTCTTACAGAACTCCAAATACTGTTCCTTGACGAACTTGAGATCACTATCAGTGATCTTTTGATATACGTTTCGTAGTTGTGAAACGACTGCTTCTTTTAGAATTGAGTTTTCAATACTATCAACCTTAATCTTAAAAACATTAAGGGTAGGCAAATCCTTATATTGCATAAAGTATGCAACGGTCTGCTTTACAATCCATTGATGGGCATCAGATTCGAACGATGATGGATCAATGATATCCGACAATCTTTCCAAGAAAGACTTATCGCTGAGAATTCCGGAGATACACTTGATCTGGAATTCGGAACCAAACTTCTTCAAATTATCGATTACATGGTTTTCACTCATAATTAATATTCTTCTATTACACGACCACAGTATAGGTCATGTATCATCTGTAGTATACTTATTTTAACTTTTATCTTACCAGCGTGGTCAACTTACCAAAACACTCGTTGAGCCAAATTTGGTAGTTGGGAATGTTATTCCACATTTTATCTTCGGTAACCAGTTTGGAAAAGCCAATACGGTCCAACTTCTTATTTGGCAAATCCAATATTTCGTTGATACGGAGTTGTGAAAAACTCTGAATTTCAGTTTCTTTCAATTGCATGAGCGTATAGTTTCTTTCAACAATATCTTTATTGTCCAGAATTGTTCTATACAGCTTGTATTTACTGGAATTATTTTCACAGTAATTATAAATCTCATTCAGTTCTACATGTCGATTCTCGGCAAAAAATGGAAAACACTTGATGATGGTTTTTAGTCCAGCACCATTGATTCCATCAATATTATCTGATACATCACCTTCCAAAACTCGGTACCAAATAAAATTTTGACAGCCAATACCATACTCATTCAAAATCTCAGCACATCCATACAACTTTTTCTTTGTAGGACTCCATACCTTGATCTTATCACTTGCCAACTGTAGGAAATCTTTATCAGCACTCATAATGCTGACATTGCTATCTTTATAATATTGTTGAGCGATGTATGCAATTGTATCATCTGCTTCAACGTGATCAATTGCCATTGTTGAGATTGGCAAACAATCCAAATAATGCACAGAACGCATTAACTGTGCTTTCATATTCTTTTCTTCCAAATCACTTGTTGAAAGTTCTGAATATGCTCGATTCAAACGAATCTTGGTGTGACGTTTTTCCTTATAAGGTGGGTAAATCTTTCTACGTTTCATACTACCACCGTTACCATCAAAAATAATAACACAACGAGTGGGGTTAAGCAATTTGATTGCATAACCCACACTCTTTAAGAAACCGGCGATGCCGCCCGTGTGAAGTCCATCTTCATTCATGGACGGCATCACCGAATATGCGCGGATAAATGTATTTAGTCCATCAACCAAGAGAATATCCGAATTTTGACTTCGGTTTGATAAACTGTCTCTGTCTTCTTGTGAAACGTTCTCAAAAATAGAGAACAATCTTTTCTTTTCATCTTGGTTAAAACTCATAACATTTATTCTTCTCCACCAACTTCTTCTGCATCTTCGGAAGAATCAACTTCCACATCCTCACGAATTTCACTATCAGGTGACTTATACTTCATGATCGTAACCTCGGCAATCTTTTGATACAACTCCTCACGAAGTTCTGCATCAGTCTTCATGTCCTTGGCAAACGTCTTGGTATCAATCTTGACAGTTTCACCATTGTTCTTGGTGTAATTGTAAGGTGACTTGGCTCCAGTGATAATTGAGTGCTTCTTCAACACTTCAATCCAGTTGCCATAATTATCAATGCCACTATCAAAGAATATGCTAAAATCAGCAAATCTCATAGGTGGTCCCATACGGTTCTTGACAACAACTGCCCTTGTCTTGACACCAATATGTGCAGGTTCTCCATTTTGAGTAACCTTCAATGCTCCCATACCCTTCAAACGAAGACGTACACTAGCATGATATTGAATAGCCTTACCACCACTGGTAATATACTTGTCTCCAAACATCGCTGCCTGAAGATTTACACGTAGTTGATTGGTGAAAACCAACGCAATACGTTGCTTACCAATCATATCATTGATCTTGCGCATTGCCTTGGAAATGATAATGGCTTTTCCGGTAGCAAAACCGTCCTTACCATGATCCGCTTCCAATTCTGCCTTGGTTGAAGCAGCAGCAACACTATCGACAACGATTGTAACAAGACGATCACGGTTCGACTTACGAACGTGCGCAATCAAAGTCTCAATCTTTTCAAAGATATCTTCTACTGTGTGAGCAGCAACATACAACATCTTTGGAACATCAACTCCAATTGCAGCCAAAAAGTCCTGAGAAACAGATTGTTCTGTATCGATAAATACAGCAAGTCCGCCCTTCTTCTGGGTTTCAGCAAGCAAATGTGCAGCCAACAAACTCTTACCAGAGGCTTCAAGTCCGGTAATTTCTGTAATACGTCCAACAGGAATACCTGCATGTGGACGATTTGAAATTGCGAGATCCAAGATATCGCAACCTGTACTGATCCAATCCGTAATTGTAGACGGATCTTCCTTTTGATCCAAGAAGAACGCACACTTACCCGCGTCCTTGTTGGCCTTGTTTAGAACATCAGCAAGAGATTCAACTAGTTCATCTCTCTGTGACGAAACTTCATGGGTAACATGTGTTGTTCCCTTTTTCTTTTTCGGTGTTTCTTCTGCCATAACTTTTATTGAAATGAAAAAGGAGAGGTGGCAGTTTACCCACCACCTCTCCTATTAGTGTTGTTTAACTATTGAACAAATTGTCAAACGCCTTGGTAAGGTCGTCTGTATTTGTCTTTGCGGCACTAGCAGTAGGAGACTTGCTGGTTGCCTTTGGAGGCGTAGCAGCTTGAACCGCAGCGGCGGCTGCAACTGGCTGAGTATCATCCTCGTCAACAACAGCGTTGCTAACGGTCTCAGCAGGAGCATTCTCCGGATTTAGCCAAGAGGTCATAACCTCCTTAAGTTCCTCGTACTTAGGTTCGGGGAACAAATCAAGAATGTCAGTCTGATTCTTGATCGACTCAATCAACCTCGTATCCTTCGGATCAACAGCGGGTGTAGCGTTAGGCTTCACACGAATTGAAGTTTCGGGATAATTCTTACCACTCTCCTCGGCGGTACGGAACTCTACGACGATATCTCGTCCAGAGGCGAGATCGGTAATATCACCGTAATCAGGATCGGCCATAACAGAAAGGATCTCCTGATAGACCTGCTTTCCGAATCCCCAGAACTTCACACCCTCATGCTCTTCACCACGAACGATGACAGGAGCGAAAGTACGCATCTTGGGTTCCATCTTACGACCAGTCTGCCAATCTTCCTTGGAACCAGTCTTCTTGAGTCGATTGCTAAACTCAACGATAGGATCGGGACGATTGAAACTATCCGGAGACAGATAGGTCTTGTTGTTGATACCGTAATGGAACTTGAGTTCGATGAACGGCGCATCAGGTTGGTACTTATATGGGACGATACGAATTGTTTGCTTACCCGGCTTTGGCTTCCAAATGAGTTGGGTCTTGGAATTCGTGTTTGAAAGAGAGTTCAAACGGCTCTTAATCTTCGACAAGTCAATTGCCATAATTGTTTATTTATTAATTGTTAATTAGTAATTAGCTAACTGTTTGTATCCACTCGGACACACCCACGTGTAACTAATTCTGGTATAACTATAGTACGGATTTCCCAAACTTTCAACTTATAATATCGAAAATTTTGAGGGGAATTATTTTAACTGAGACCTCATTTGTTATAATTAAAGAGTTGTTATAATATTCCCAATTCAACTGGTATGTTTTATCAAAAACGCCATTATTTTCCTCGGTAATGAGTTTATTCATGGCATTTAAAGTATACAAAGTATTGGTTTGTTTTTTACGATGTATAGAAATAGTGTTAGGCAGCTTTTGACGAGCTGCCTCACCGTGTAAGATATTATATGTCAGATACAATTCATTGTTATTTTTCTCATTATTGAACACAAAAATCTTATTATTGGATAATGTGTAAAATGATTTAATCTGTTCCACCAAGGGTTTGTATTCAGTAGGAACCGCAAACGTACAAAGTAATTGTGTATCTTTCATCTAACAGATAATATTGTTGTTTTGTGGCTGTCTACATTGTACCACTCATATCCCACCAATTGACCATCGGCATTATACCACCGATTTTTGTTACGAATCCAATTGTGAGTTGCGGCTTCTTCCAACGTAAATTCAGTCGTTAAGATTTTTTCGACTTCCTCTGCGTCTTTTTCTTTTTGATCGGGGCTTCTTGTGGCAAGATCATCGGTTTGACTTCCGGTTGAACTTCCACCTTGTCCTTGCATTGGGTCTTGCCCTTGAACTTGTTGATTAGATTGTTGAGCACCTGGCTCAATTTCGATAGGTTTTTCATTAGGTGATGTTGGTTCTTGTACTGGTTGTGCAGGAGCGTTAAAATCCAAGTTGGTTTGGCCTTTTGTAGGATCCTCTTCAAAATGAGTTCCACGCTTTATCGCACGTTGTTTGTATTCCGGGTTCGGAAACGTGACCAATATACCCTTTGAGTTATAAGCTTGTCTCTCTGGGTATTTACCTTCAATAACTTTATTTGCCAATTCAACAACTTCTCCTTTTGGAATTCCCATTTCAGAGAGCTTCTCTCTTAGGATATCCATATGATCGTTGTTGAAAATATCAAATATGCCGTCATCAACTCGTCTATCAAGACAAAGTTCCGACAACAACTCAGAAACATTCTTATAAATCTTTTTCATGTTATTTCTTTAGATTTACGGATGAGCTGCCTACTTTTGCTAAAGGCCATACAACTACTCTGAACTTCATAAACATATATTCATCATTACCAAACTTTAATACCGCTGCTTCGTCTGTTCCAGATCTGCAACTAAGAGTTGGTCGGTATTTCAAAATAGGATCAGCCGCGTCTTTTGGAAGAGGTAGATTTGGATTAAACCAAAGTTGACCACCTTCAGTGGTACTAATCAACAAATGACTTTCGCTTGTGGCATTTGAAGCGTTTGCTTTAACCCAGTTAATAGAACCAATATCTTTTGGATCACGTGAAGGCATCGTTTCCATATCTTCTGGATGAATTACCTTCATTTCCACAGTGGCGTGACTGTGCATCAAAATACTACAATTGTTTTGTCCAAACGGCGCTTTACCTTTAATATCAAAGTCACGTCCGTAAATTGTTTTACCAGCTATGATTCTGGTTGCTTCACTACCATCCAAGAAATCAAGATGGCCTTCAAACTTGTCACCCATATAGTACAAATACTTCTTACCGGAAGAAGGCGTGGTTACGAAGTCATAAAACATCTTACGGAAATCTGAAGTTAACCGAGTGTAAAATTCAGCATTTGGACCGATGGTTTCAAGTGCAGATTTTCCATTAAGATTTATTACCACTTTATTTTCATCAAACGTGGTCTTCCTTGGGTTAATCAACAATGGTGGAACAGTATAGTTTTTCTTAATTCCATTCAAAAACGTCATTTTAATACTATCCCACGCTGCTTTTACTTTTCCATCAGTAAACGAATCGTCCAATCCCAACATTCCCGAATACTGTGGGAAATCTACTCTATCTACACGTTGTACGAATTGTCTTGGATCAAACTCAGCTCCTTTAAATGAAATCCAAAATACTTCTGAGTTTTGATTACGTAGAGCAATATCTGCTTTATTCTTACCAACGATATGAACAGCGTCATCAACTTCAACTCCTGTTGGAACACGTTCAGTCTTATCCCAAAAATGCAATCTGAATGGTTGTTGTTCTGGATTATTCTTTTTAAACCAGTCGTTTATATGATTAACTGCAATGACTTCCCCGGTTAAGCCAGGTGCGGCTGACTCAATACCCAGAGTAATCATGTTTTTGTGTTCTTTTGCCAATTTCAAAAACAACATAAGTTGTCCGAAAGTTTTGCTGCCATCTTTAATACCATGTGTGGTATTGATATTAGAAAGACGACGACCACCTTTGACTGTGGCAATTCTCAATGAACTTGGACTATGAAGTATCTTTAATCCGCCATTATCTTTTCCAATCTGTATCAATTCATTGTAAGTTAACTCCGCTTGTCCACGGTCTTTTGGAAATAATGTAGCAGGTTTATTACGTGGATCATCCAAATCAAGTGTCTTTAAATCATCGTCATCAAATAATACACGTGATTGTTGAGCAGATCCTTTGCCTATAATTTGATTGATCAACGCAATATCATCATTAGATAATCCGGGGTTTTCTTTCTTACTTTCAATTTCGTTGACCAATTTTGGTATTGAAAAATAAGAAGCATAACCACAATTTTCGATTGCAGTAACCAACAAATCATGATCCAATTTGTCAATACCGCCAGTTTTTGAAAGCACTGAATACTCTAAAAGTATATCTTTGATGATTTTATCTTTATTCATGATGACACAATATTTAATAAATATTGCGTCTTACATGAAAACCTTCCTTTTTAAATAGATACTGGAGTCATGTCATGATAGTTCTTACCAGTATAACACTTTGTTGGAAATCCTTGATTTTCCATTAACCGTATAATCTCCAGTAAAACCCCTTGTTTACCTTCACTCTTGTGTACATCAAACAACATCGAATCGTAAGTGTACAAAATAGGTTTGGTCTGTTTATCACTAAGATAACGATTTACATCCATCAAACTTTGCATCGAATACTCAGTTTCAGACGCTTGAAGAATGTAGTTAAATAACTTGTTTGGATTGGAATCCTTCAAATGATTTGACGTTATGGGACGTTTAAAGATAGGAGTCTCAATATACCCAAAGTTCTTGAAGAAATCCCACCGGTGATCAATGTACTCACGGATCTTCGCAAAATACGGAATCTTGAGGTATTCATCAGAGATAGAACCATACAATTGTTGGAACGTTAACGTTTTCGACTTCTTCACAAGATCTTCGGAAAGATCTTCGGATTTGAAGTAATATCGACCCAAATATTGATAAATGTTAACATCTTTAGGAAAGTCGTATCGAATCAACTTGCCAATAATATGAGGATGGTACGCACTATAATCCAACATCACCAAAACACCGTCATCCCCAAACCTTGATACAAAACTCTTACGACATTCGTTTTCCTTGTTCAACGCTGAATAGTTGATACCACCAAAACGATTGCTGGGACGACCAGTTGAAGTAAAAATATTATACTCGGTATATATGCGGTTATTTACCACCAAATGTTTCTTGTCAGCAAAGTGTTTCTCAAACTCCGTCATATCAACACACAGTCCATGTGATTCAATAGACTGTAAAGTTTCTATAATCGAAGTATTAACTTTGTGATAAGAATCATCATACGTCTTCTTAATATGAACCTCTACATCTTCACACATGTCAAGAAATCGTGAGATGTGATTATTAACAGGTACAATCTTATTCAGTTCAATATGATGATTATACTTGTTTCTAAAAAAGATATGTGACGCGGTGTCATATTCGTCTTGATCAACAATATCACCGGATTCAATAAATGATGCCAAAGACAAATCATGAAGGTTGTTTATCTTCAACATATGAAGTACCTTCCGTTTGGAAAAGCAAAAGATACGTCCACGAACATTATTGAGTTGATCAACAACATCATCTTTTGACACAAACTCTGTGGTGTCATATGTGTTGATATGAATAGTATACCACTTACTACTTGATACAACCTTGATCAACACCAAACACGGATCGTTTGACGCTGGATGTCTAAAATCAGACATCGGAACCACATCCAAAATGATGTCTTTCTTTCCAATCTCCGATACAATTTTTTTAAGACGATTCACTCAACGGTGACGATAACATTAACTTGGTCAAATGTCAACCTTTAAAACCGTTCAAATAATTTTCACTGATCTTCAACGTTAGTCCCGACATGTATTTTTCAGCCAACGCTACCTGTTTACGGTTATACTCGTAAGCACCCTCCTGAATAACTTTACCATTTTTTATAAGGTTTCTTTCAATTCCAGAAACTTGCCAAGTAATACTTGTCTTTTGATAGATGTTTTCCGGAATAGTTTTAAAGTTATCACCTTTCACTTCCACAATGTCATTGTCGTTAACCTTTTTTACAAAATAACGACGAGTATATTGAATGCTATAATCAATATCCGCAGATGAAAACAAATACGCCCGTGGAAATACAGACGGTATTATATCCCCCGCTAAATTAATGTATTTACTAAGTTCAATCATAACTTGACATTCAATCCTTTTGTAGGACGTATACCAGCCGTAATAGTCGTAGTCCACTGTCCATTGCTCTGTAAACTGTGTTTCACATCTTCAATCTGAAACAATATATCTTTATCATACGGTTCTGGCAAATTGTCAATTCCGAAAATTTGGAATGTTTTCATTCCACCAATGCCAGTAACCGTTATTTCCGCTTTGATTCCCGGTTGTGGAAAGGAGTTAATTGATCCATTTGCTGGATCTTTATCGTTAACTAATAGGGTAAACAAATCCTTTTCAGTCAATACCAACTTACGAATATACGTCTTTTCTTGACCGTTTTCACGGGTTATAACACCATAGATATACGCTCCATCTTTAACATCACGTTCCTTTTTGATTTGATCTCTACGTTTGTCATCCAAACGTTTACGTTCTGCTTCAAGATTCTGATTCTGTTTTGTCAAAAGTTCTTTATCGTATGGTGTCAAATACGAAGCGTCATTTGTAATTTGAAAAAATCTATCTCTGGTGACGAACCCAAATGGATTCTTCAACGGTACAGATGTTTTGTTATCCTTCGGAGAATTATACAATACAGTAGTCGCAACCTTATCACTCAACTTAACACTAAAGTTTAGTGCCTGAATATTGTTTCTGCTAGCTCTATTCTTGAAAAAGTATAAGTAAGGACGTTTATCAGAATTCAATTCTTGTAAACGTTTCAAACTAAAACACTCGGTATCAATAATAGACAATAAAGAATTGGATGGACCATATTGAATCAAACTAAACTTCCAAAAACCATTTACTGCCTCTGAAATTTTGTTCAATACAAAGTTCAATATGTCAGTTACCGTTTCAGATTTTTCAATTGCTTTGATAACTAAATCTTTATGAATATATAAGTTTTCTAGTTTACCCAGAGTATAATCGTATGATTTGGAAGGAAATTCTACGTCCGCTGGATTTTGTCCACCGTTGTTTATTCTAAAATAGTTAACGATCTCATTTAGATCTTGACGAGTGTTGCTACCAAATACTGAATCTAATGTTTTATCAGGCTCACTCACTGCAGCTGGATCTGGACCACTCTTTTGAGTATCAGGAGTATTATAAAATTTTGAATTGCCACGATCTTGAACAGACGGTGAAATATTTGGTGCCTGTGAATTTGGTATCAATAACACTTTGCCATCAGTACTAATCATGTTCTTATGTCCACCAATCCATGATGATTTAATATCAACTTGATTAAATGTAGCACCAGTATTGTCAGATACTCCCTTACAGAATTTGTTAATCAAATCAACAAAAAGTCCCATGGTGATCCAGAACTCATCGTTTGCACCCGAATCAAAACTGTACTTGGTTACGTTATCAACCTTTGTACGTGGATCGTTTGACGTGTCCAAATTACGTGGAATGAACACACGTGTTTCTGGCCCCGGCCATCCCGGTAATGGAAACAATGGTGTAGTACCATTCAAACCGGTTAATACTGTCTTTGGCAACGATTTAAACTGTTTCTCAATATATCCCTTTAGATCTTGCACCGGTTCTGGCTTTTTATTTCCTTTGTTATCCGCAGGTGAGGATGATGCCAAAGCGTTGCTACGTGTTTGTACACCGCTGTATATAAAACTATTACTCTTTACTTCGGTTGTACAATCGTAAGATCCATCTGGTTGAAGTGAATAATCAAAACTGGTGATGATACCGCAAGTCAAATCATATAGACCTTTACCATCTTCTACAATCAGTTGTTGTTCCAAAGGATCTGTATAAATTCCCAATAGACCAAATCCTTTTGTTTTTCTAGGATCATCTGGATCACCGCTTGGGCCAGGCGTTTTATCCGAAGTAGAATCTTTCATTATTGCAGGACGACCAATATCAGTCAAATTCAACAATGACTGTGGATTATAATGATTCCACCCCCACTCAATAAACATCGAAACACCCGGAGACATTAAATATGGTGTCATGTAGTTCAAGTGATCTTTTGAATAACACTTCCACTTGATCGTAATTTGACGATACATTGACTTTTGCATCACAGCGTCAACGCTTATTATTCCGGGTGGTGGAACGTGTTTGTTTATGATACCGTTTGTGGTGTTTTCATTTTCAATAACGTGTGGAATTCCAGACGGAGTAAATCCCAATACCGTTTCGGTTTTATTGTAGTCCTTTGGTTCAAATCCGTAATCTTTATAAAAACCATTTGCACCACCAAATACAAATCCTTCTTTGGATCCATATTTTACATCACCAATACCGTTTGAACACACACGGACCCAACAACGCATCGGTCCTTTGTATGTGTTCCAGTTTCCATTGTCATCCCAACTAGCGACTGTATTGGAAATGAAATTGACTCCAACATCACGTTCACGACGTTCTAATTCGTCACGAATGTACTTTGGGAATGGTTGAATTTCAAATGGTGCTACGAATCTGGTAGACATAACTGTTACGAATTAAGAGCGGTGTAATTATTTAGTATTGTAGTCACGTTTGTAGGTATACGTAGTTGTAATCCTGCAGGTACCGACAACTTTCCTTTTCCAATATTATTTGCTTGTGCAATAATCCACCACAACGACGGATTCTTATAATATTTGAACGCCAAGTTATCCAACGTATCAGTTTCGTTGGTCACAACATAAATATCAGACGAAGTAACTGGTATGATTGGATACAATCTTGTTCCAAAATACCGTTTACCGTCCCATCTCTTCTTTATGTTTACGTTTCTGTCGTATCTCATACGTTATTCTTCTACGTTAGTTATTGTTCTAGGAACCGCCAACCCTCTTGAGAAAGAGTTACCATCTCCACCAATAAAATCACCATTGGTCAAATCTCTTGGTGCGTGTCCAAAGTTTGCCATGCCAGTAACAGGGCGTTCTTTAAACAATGGAGTCATGTCCATCGATATTTCAACTTCTCTTGGAAATTGAGCAGATTTACCTTTTGAGCCAGTCCAAGTAATAATATTGTTTAAATATGACCAGTCTTGTTGTGACGTTTCATTTATTGTTTCCCACGCAGCACCATCTGGAATACTAAGACCAACACGGTTAATTACAATAGGTTGTTCTTTGTATATATCACCCAATGTCAACAAAACAAACGCCGGTACCATAAACTGATTTTCACTACCATCTTGTTGACTAGGCGCAGATGTATAATTTGCAGGCATTGTTAATCCGCACAAATAATTAATACGTGTCCACATTGGCAATAACTCTTTTATGCTATTGGCAATTACCTTGAATGAAAAACTCAACTGACGTGTTATACCATCGTAGGTATAAACCTTATCTGCACGTCCAATATACTTGTAGTTAACCCAGTCGGCTTGGAAACTATCATTGATACCAGTGACAGATGCTCTGAATGGTATATACTTTTCGTTAACCATATCGTAAAAGTAAAAGGCGATCAAATCATCATTATATGGTTCATAAGTTGTCCAACCAGAAATGCCAGTATCGTCTGATATTTGTTTTTCTTTATTCAAAATAGTCAATCTGTTAATACCATCACCAGCGTTAGATGTTGCCATCTTACGACTATTCTTACGGTCATGTTTTCCTAGACCATCCAACAGTTGTGTACTGTCTTTATAGTTATCAACCAACTTTTTATCATTGATATTTGATTGTTTAAGTTTATCGATGCCAAACAATGTGGTGTCAGGACTAGTAAATACACGTGTGTCAGCGTTGGTAAACGCAATTGAATATCCAGTATTCTTAATTTTTTCAACTAATCTGTTGAGATCCTTGATTTGTTCTTTATTAATTGGATCTTCTTTCTTGGTTTGAAGAGTAGAATTTATACGATCACCAACGTCATTAATTTCTGACGGAAGCCCTTTGAACTTTCCATCTTCCATGTTCTTATGAAAGTTGGCAAGATTACCGTTATCATTGGCATCTCTACGTTTTTTAGCGTAAGTTCCTTCAACTGCAACCGCAGAACGTTTTTCATCACCACTTCCTTGACGAGTTGGTATATCGGTTATCGATTTGATAAAAAATACGCTTGGAACAGTGTCGAATCCATACTTTTTGAAGAAGTCTTCCTGTGGTTTAATAACAATAACGTCATTTGCGTTAGTTAAGTCCAATGGAGGACCGTCCATTTTTGTAGGAAATCTATTGGTCTTGTCGAGATACTTTTTATAGTTCATCAACATCACAGAGAACTTGAAATTGTTGGAAATATCCTTACGGTATGGTTCAATACCCACAGATTTTCCGTATTTTTCCACGTTGTCTACGTCTTTTTCAAACTTAAATCCGGTTGTTCCACCATTAATTGTAGGTCCAGTTACTTCAGTTCCAGAAATTTTCTGTTCAGTACCATCAACAAATACAATTCTTCTGTTTTGTGGTGCTTCATTACCATCTTTACGAATGTTTTTTGGTCCGCCGTCGCTACTTCCAGCAATCCACAACTGATTCAACGTAATTTCAGCGTCAGTGATAACATGATGTTTATTGAACTTTCCTTTTTTATCAGAAATCATCCAACCATATGCACCTTCATCTGCTCGATATCCAGTTTTTTCAGGTTGTTTGCTGTTAATAAATGAAGGAAATACTGATGCCGCAATGGATCTCAAGAAACTATTCTTTTTTGCATTACCACCCCAACGTGACGCAAGAGAATTATAACCACCAGAAGCGGTTTTACCTCTCAAAAGACCCTTACCACCACCAATTGCTTGTTTTGATAAAGGTGAATTATCAGAGTCATCTTGAATTCCGGCACCTACAGTTCCTTTTGGTGATGATCTGCCGTTATTTACACCGAACCCCACAACACTTGCCAATGCGCCTAAAATACCGCCAGACAAATCAATATGTCTGGTTGGTCTAGGAAGTATACCCAATGAACCCGGACGCAACGTTGCGACTATAGGCATCAACGGATTATACAAATTGGTTTCGTTAAACGGTTGTAGATTCTGTAACAACAACTGTTTGAACAAAAAGATGACACCATTGCCAGATACGCTATATTTGGAGATACGAATTACGTCCTGTAAAGTGGATCCTATTGGAAACGCACGACTGTCGTACTTCTTAATTGCGTTTGTTCCACTGGTTCCTTCATTTGGATTATACCAAACAAACGGTTGACGTGGACCAAAACGTAACAAACCATTAGCATAATCAGTTTTTCCAGTAAATCTGGTTAAAATCTTCTGATTGTTGGCAATATAAAGTTTCTCGATTTTACCGGGAATACGTTCCGTAGGATAATCCAATGGTACCTTGTTGATAGGAGGTACCATATTACGTGGATTATTTGGATCATTTCCAGGCGTAGGTGCACTAGATGCGTTCTTGTAACGGGTTTCTAGTGGAAACGATATTGAGTTTCTTTGAATTTGATCTGCCATATTTTATAATTATGTACTTGCAAGAGCAAGTTGTTCACTTACTTTTCTACCGTCAAGATTTACTGCAATACCACCACTCATCATCAAGTTAATCAAAGTATCAAGTTTTTGATTGGTTTTTTCTATTGCTGCAATTACGTTTTCTTGTGGTCCAGCGGCCGCATCAGCACCAGCATTAATACCCCCGGTATCAACACCAATTAGTTTTCCAACAATCTTGAACGGTACACTCAATACGTTTTGTATAAACTGACCAATTGAAGAAAATCCTTTCATTATCATTTCGAAAATAAATTCAAAAGGAGAGGTGAAAATACTCAATATTGCAGATCCAACACCAACCAAACCCTTGATGATGCCATCACCCAAAGTTGAATTGCTCTTTCCAACAAACAAGTTGGATACAAAATCCCACGCATCAACCCACGGTTGAATAAACAAATTATACCACAATTGTCCGAACGAAGTTATTCCGGTCAATAATGCGTTACCAATCATTGATACAAATGATTTGGCGCCTTCAACAATTGAATCCCAAACACCCGAAAATCCTCCTTCAAACATTCCAGTGATAGACGACCACAAATTAGGAAATAAAGCGGTAAATGTCTTGAATATTAATACAGGTAGGAAATAAACATATGAGAGTATCGCCTTTCCAAGAATAAACAAATTCTTCAAAATATCTTTGCCAGAAAATAACTCTTTCATTGCGTCAAATCCTTCTTTGAAATAACCAAATACAGACGACAAGGCTGATTTGATAGCAGGAAACACCGGTTTTAACATTTCAAAGAACTTTCCTACTCCCGGTAGTTTAGCCAACAGATCGACTAATAATTCAAACGGACCAATAAATACGTCGTATAATGTTTCACCCAAAGCATCAAAGAACCCCATTCCTTTTTGAAGACGACTAAACAATCCCCAAATACCTTGTAATACAGCGATAACAGTTCCAGCAACTGGAATAGCTTTACCAGCGGTTCCCAATAATGTACCTATACGACCAATATTTCCAAATCCAGCCACAAATTTTCCAACTACACCTGACGCACTTCCAAATGCACTACTTATTCCACTGATTCGACCTAGTAAACGAGTCGCACCAGCATCAATTACAGAAAAGAATCCTCCGACAATTTTAAATACGATTGAAATCGGATTTAGAAACGTTCTGAATGATGCCCCAAATAACATCACTGCTGAATTTACTTTTAACAATAATACACCAATGTCAGTTGCGCCTTGTACAATCGTTTCAATACGTCCGTTTGCACCATCTAATGCATCACTAAATGCTTGTATAAGCGGTTCCAATGGTTCAAACATTTTATATAATGCATTTGCCAATATTTTAACTGGAACCAATATTGCATTAAAAACAAGAAGAGCTACTTTCAATGCAGGAATCAATAATTTGACTGCAACGTTTACAACCGGAGTCAAAATATCAGCAAGTATCTGTTTGAATGCCATAAACGTATTACTCAATTGTGCCATTGCACTTTGCATCTGAGTACGCATCAACAACTCTTTGCCAGTCTCCTCGTTTTGCTCTTTCATTGCTTCAAGAGCTTTTTCGTATGATGCCTTTTCTTTGTCAGACAACTGTGCAAGTTTTTCTTCGTTCTTCAACATCTTGGTCAACTCAACTGCACTATATCCAGTTGCCTTAGCAAGTGCCTCTTGTTGGAAGACATTCATCTTATTGAAGTCACCCATTGAACGTACTTGATTCAATATCTCCTTTTGAGCACCAGCAACATCTCCTTGGAATGCAAGTTGACGTGCGGCATTAAGATTGAGATTCTTGCCCAACAACACACTTGCTTCCATTTCATCCGATACACTCTGAGTGAAATTCAACAATCCTTTTGCAGAACTTGCGGATTTATCCAAACTTACACCAAGTTGTTTTGCTTGAACTGCAGCTAAAGTCATTTGTTTGACGTTGCCTCTCATCAACGTAACGGTATCATCAGATGCGTTGGCAACATCTCTCATCACTTCATCTAAATTGACACCAGCAGCGTTTGCTAAATTAGCGGTAAACCCAGCCATTGCTGATGCTTGTTTATCAGTCATTCCACCGATAGATGACATCTTTTGTAAAAACCCAGCAGCGTTTGCTTCACTAACTCCGTAGTTTGCTGCCAATAAAGATGTGGTTTGTGCCAATTCTTTATTAATCAACAATGATGTACCAAATACGTTACCGAGAGCGGCAAGTGACTCATATGCCTTATCAATATTAACACCCAACGTGACAAACTGTTGATTCAACTCAAGTGCCGTCTTTTCCAACCCACGAGCAGCTTCTCTGCTCAATCCAAGTTTCTGTCTAAATGCACCAGCAGCTTTATCTAATTCAACAAAACGATCAAAGGCATCACTGAATGATGCAATCATATCTTTGATAAATCCGATTTGACTCTCCAGCTTCTTTTTTAACGCTTCCGCCTTTTTAACTTGTTCTTCTTGTTCTTTGACGATATCGTCGTTTAACTTTACATCATCGGTGAGTGCTTTTAATTTGTCACCTTCAGTCTTGAGTTGTTCTTCCAATGACTTAACTTTGTTTTCGTCACACTTTGTAACTCTATCGCACAAATCTTTTTCGTTCTTCAACTTTTCTTGAAGTTGTTTAACATTATCATCACCAATCTTGATGCCTTCGTGACGTTGTTTCATCAACTCATCAAGTTTTTTCTTTTCTTTATCAAGTTCAGCGTTTGCCTTCTTTAATGGTTCATCGAACACCAAACCAGCAATTGCACTAAATGTACGTAATAAATCTTCTCCTGTACTGACTCCTTTTTGTAAAAATCCACTAAAGGTCTCGGCTGGATTTGCAAACGCATTGGTAACCAAATCTATTTCTCTGTGCAATTCTCTGGCTTGTTTCGCTGCCATTTTTGCAGCTTCACCCAAGTGATCAACTGAACGGTCCAAGATACGAATCTGATCGGTTACCTCCTTTGAAGCGGCACCTCCCTTTTTAAGACTATCAGTAAGGTCTTTTACCGCTTTTTTAGTTTGATCTAGTGTATCGTCTGCCATAAAAATCTATTGTGCCTTATAAATATAAAATTTATATGGTTATTGTTCGATTTTCTATGGTTATTTACCTTTGGGTTTTGATGCCTTTTCCATTTGTTCGTTCTCTTTTTTACGAACTTCGGCCAGTTTACGTAGATAAAATATGCGTAAGTGTACAGGTAGATTGTACACTATTTCGTGGTTGAACGCTCCCTCGGAGTAATATGCCAAATCGAAGATTTGGGAATGTAATGAAATCTTATCTTCCGGTGTCAGGCCAAAAGAACTGTGCCGTCATCGGCACAGACACCCTCTCTTCGTGCGAACATTCATCACATCCAAAGTCGAATGTCATATCTAAATCAGGCGTTTGTTCACGTACATGTTGTCTGAATGACAAACTATCTCTGGATGGCATTTCTTGAGTGACAAAACGTTGGATTGCAGTTCTATCAGAATTACCGTCGATTGATATAATCATGGTACGCAACCGTGTGGTAACATCGCTACTTGCATTTTTGTTAAGTTTTGCAAGTGCTTTTATTTCGGCATCGATTGCCATTTCATCACGGTGTGTCAACAACTTGTACTTGATAAGTTTCTTGGTATACGGAAGAAGAAATTCAAACTCATTATGACCCTTTGGATACAAAGATAAATCCAATTCTTTTGACTTCATCAAACTAAGATCAATCTTTCTTTCACACTCAGTCTGACACTTTGGACAAGTAATCTTAACTGGACCATAAACATCACCATATGCGAGTCGTCTTGCGGCAAAGAAAGCAGCGTTCTTATCACCAATAAGAACATCATCAATTTTAACCGGGGTTACAATAAGTGACTCAAGAAGTTTGTCCAAAACAATTCCTTTACGAATAAGGTTTTGATTTGTAAGGATATCTTCCTCCTTTGCAGTCATCATCTTCAATTCCAATTGTCCATTAGAAAGAGGATGTCCTTCTGGATAGAAATGACCCTGACTGGGCAACTCTATAGTTTCAGTAGGAAACTTGCTTACCACCTTTTGTGACGCGTCAGTTTGATTAAATGGAACTGACATGGTTTGTGGTTTTTGAATTGGAGGTCCACCCACAATTGTTGAGGGTCTAGTAATAGAAATGGTTTCGTCACTCATAATAACTTTTTGTTATAACAATATATATACCGTCTTTAAATTTTTGGGTTATTTTAATTAAGAACTCGTTCCACCTTTTTGAGCAGCTTTCAAATTGTTCTCAGCAGCAGTCACACCATCTTCAGCATTTTCTTCCGATTTCCTTGCATTGTTCAACGTATCTTGTTCATTGCCACTATCATTGCCTCTAGCTTCTGCTGCGTCTACCGCATCTGACGCTTGTTGTGTACGACTTTGCGCCTGTTGTTCTTTTACTTTGGCAATAGCAACACGTGTTTGTTGAAGAGCAACATTTTGTGCCTTTGCTTTTTTGTTCAATGTTTCTAAAGCCTTTGTGAATTTATCACTATCAACCACTTCCGACAATACTTCGTTAATGATTGACTTTAATTCAGCTCTGGTAATCTTCATATCGTATAAATAGTATACCGCATAAAAAACCTCCCAACTGTTTGAGTTGAGAGGTTTAAATCCAATCGATGTTTTATATTAGAATTGTAGAATTGCGTAGTCGTAAGCAAGATTCATTGTGATATTCAACGAATCACCACCGCTTGACCAATCGAGACTACCGAACTCTGCGCTTACGATTTGAGCGCCTCTCAATTGCCACTCTTCAACCTTATCGCCTACTGGTCCAAGTACTGAAATGATACAATCTTTCTTGTAGAAGTCAAGATAACCATCACGACCGGTAACAGATTCGTGGTGTAGACGAACCCATTCCATGACAGCTTGTGCACCAGATGGAGCAATTGGGTCATAAAGTTCCAATGAAATATCGTTCCAAACGCTCTTACCTTTGTAGTAACGTTGTACGTTGATATAATCAATGGTCTTCTTTTCTTGTGCTAGCTTTGGACGATCTGTCTTTTTGATCGTGAATGCTGGAATGCCATCGATGCTGAAAATGAAACGATTTTGAACTTTTGGCTCAAACACCGTGTAGAACATCTCATTTGGATTTAGTAGGTCTGCCATATGTTATATTGGTTAGTTGATAATAAATATGAGTGATAAACTGTTATTATTCAAAAATTTTAGAAAAATACGTTATTTGGTTTCTTTCAAAGAAAGTTTTGCATCATATACTTTGTTTACAGCGTTTTTTAGGTTATCCAAATGATTACGAGTTCTAAGCAATTTAAATACAATATTCTCTGAACTGAATTCTCCACCCTTGCTTAATCCAGATTCACGCATATCATACACTGATTTCAATACACGTTTTAAATCTTCAAGATTGTTGGATTTGATAGCGTTTTTAATTTGAAGAACCATGTCGGTATACTTCTTTTGAATAACATTTTTATCCAGATTCAACGTTAGTTTTTGTGGAAATTTAACCCATCGGTTATTCAAAATGCTATAAATACCCATCGCTCTATTTGCCTCTGTTATATCCTGTATGTACAGTTCTACACGATGTGCCTTTACTTGAATATTGTGATTTTTATTCCAGTTAGCTTTGATACTATCCACCATCTTTTTTACAAGATCACGTTCCATAGACAACTTGTTAAAATCAATCAATACGTGAACGTCAATATCGCTACTTGGACCCCAGTTATAATTAGCAGCACTACCTAACATATAAATGTCTTGTATTGGTGCGGTTAACTCGGATTCGGCGTAAAAGTCTTGCGCTACTTTCAACAATGCATCACGAACTTCTGGCTTTATTGTATTATCAGGATTCCAGATATTCGGATTTAATGTATCGTTATAAATTCTTGCTTTCATATTATATGTTAGACCAACTGTATCCGTAACTTTCTTGCGTCATTCCCAAAATCTTTTTGAGTTGTGATATGGTATCACTTGCGTTTTTATGTTCAATTGCAGTTCCTCCTTTTGATCTCCATTGAGCAATATTAGAAGGTAGATCGTCAATCAGTATGTGATTTGAGCCCAACGCGTATTGTTGTTTAGCTTCTGAACTATCTACCAAGATTATGTCTTGATCTTGTGGAGGAGGTACTAATTGCGTAGCTAACCACTTACGTTTTCCAATATCAGCACTATTGCTCTTGGATCTTCTGGAAGAAGTGCTGCTTAAAATCTTGACTGGCAACTTCAATGATGTTATAAATTTCCAAAGAACATCACCGTCCTGCAGTTTAGGCAATGTTGACCACCACGTTATACCTTTATCGGGTGGATTGTTTTGTATCAACGACCACATTTCACTAGTTCGTCCTTCGTTATCAAATTCATTAGGAGATTTACCACCTGAGATTTTCTTAAATCCCTCGTCGAAATCCACAAGAACACCATCCATATCGCAGTAAATAACCGTAGCATTTTCATCTTCGGTTTCTAGAAGATTATGATCAAATACTTCAGGTAATGCGCTTTTTAACTGTATCATTCGAATATAAATATCACTGAAATATCATAATATCTTGACAAAGTACAATCTTACCCCTAAGCATTGCAGCGCAATAAGCGAGTCATTAAACTTTCAAAACGTTAATCAATATATTTTTAGAGTTTATGGCATTAATAGTTAAGTTATTATTTTGAGGTTTAGGCGCTTTAAGCGTCCATTTTAACTCTGTATTGCCAAGCTGACCATAATCTGGTCCAGCTATAACATGACTCAAATTATTGTCGTCATAAACCTCAAAATTATCTTCGTTTTCTTTCACTTATATAAATATGAAAACAAGTGTTAACGCAATAAAAAACCCCGCTCAAAAGCGGGGTTTGTACAATGTTTATTTTAACTCTGTTTTTCAGGAGCGATAACTGACCACACACTGCCGATAAGAGCGAGTGCTGCGCCTATAATTGTTTCAGCTCCGTTGAGGTCTAACTTTCCGCTGGCTACTAAAAAGCCTGCACCGAAAGTTAGAACGTGTCTTATTATTCCTAGTATTTGAGTTTTGTTCATTATTTTTTGTGTTAAAAAAACCCCGCTTTTTAGGGCGGGGTTTTGAATTATTTTCAGTTCAATTAAGCACCGAAACTTGCACCAGTTGGCAAGATGTTGAAGTCAAGAACGATGAATTCAGCAGTCTTGGTTGGTTGTAGGAAGATTTGTCCGTAGAGGATGTTTCTATCGATCAAATCAGGTGTGTTGTTGGTTTCGTCCATCTTAACTTGGAAGGCGTACAAACCACTACGTGATTGTACTTGTTCCAAATATGGATTAACGATACTCAAGAAACGATTACGTGTATTTGCCACGTTCTGTTCGAATACCAAGAAACGTGAACTTGAAGCAATGAACTTCTTCAAGTTGATCATCAAACGACGAACGTTGATACGATCCAATGCGCTTGGTGCGATTTGAAGAGTCTTTTGACCCCATACACAGATACCCTGACCGGGGAATGCTGCGATTGGGTTAACACGACCTTCATAGAGTGTATCACGTTCACCGTGTGTCAAACGATCCAACACTTGAACAGCTTGAGTGATACCACCACGGTTCAAACCGGCTGGAGCAAACCATTCAGCAGATGCCTTATCGTTTGCTGCGTAGATAGCAGGTAGAACAACAGATGGAGGTACACTAATAATCTTGTTCAAGTTGGTGTCAAGAATCTTGACCCATGGATAGTAAGTAGCAGCGTAACTGCTATCGATTGTGGCAGCAACGTTAATTGCGGCATCAATCAATCCAGTGCTTTGATTGCTCTTAGGAAACACCACGTTATCCATGATGTAGAAACAATCACCACGTGCTTCACACATATCGATTACCAACTGAGCCACATAACTGTGGTGTTGGTAGAAGATACCCGGAGTAGCGATCAAGTTAATATCGAACTCATCAGCGTTACCCAATGCACCGACACACTGTCTGTAAGCAACACTGCCTGGGCTTGTAATGTTGGTACAATTCAAACCTTGTGTATTGCCTGGGATGATATCAGATCCAACATTAATTGGAATTGCTGGTGATTGACCATCAAATCCGCCTTGGAAACCAAAGACGAACTTACGCATCTTCACACGTGTTGATTCGTATGCAGCGTCATAAGTTGATGGAACACCACCGCTATCGTTTTGAACGTCTGGTTGTTTAGAACCAGTTGGATTGTATGTATCACCAGTTTCAAGATCGAATACAACGTTATTGCCGATTGAAGTGAAACCTTCGTAAGCAGGCAATGGAGCGAAGTATTGAAGATTGTCGTTATGTACGCTATATACACCAACTGATGATGTAGGATACAAGGCCAACAAATCGTCTGATGCACCAACTGGTGGCTCACCAAACACGATACCTGATGGATACTTACCCGGAGCAGATGAATATGTTGAAGCGCGGGTAAACTGTACTGGTGGCAAGAATCCACCAACGTTACCTCCGAGTGGTGTAGCAAGAGCATCAAATCCATAAGGAATTGCTGCTTCTGGATACACATTCTCGGTCATCTCAACACGAATATACTTACTCAAGTTAGCATAAGTACCAAACTCAATAATCTTACCAGAGTAAGCAATATAGTTGTAACGATCACCAATACGGCGAGCGATAAAGTTACTGCTATCTGGATCAAGATTCAAGTTTTGGAAACGTTCCAAGTACTTAGGATTCTTATCAGTGTCACTGAACTTACGTACACTCAATGTGAATGAACCATAGTCACTACCAGCAACAGTACCAGCGAGTTTTACGTCACTGATTTCAACCTTGTAGGAAGTGTTTGTATTGGTTCCGTCAGCAAGTGTGTGTAGACGGAAGAGTGGGAAACGTTGTGGACGAGCAGTCACATCAGCTGTGCCAGTGAATGGTGCAACTTGTTGTGAGTTAACCCATGGAGTGGTTGCCCACTTCAAACTGAAGTCACTGTCACCAGTTGTTGGTGAGTAACCAAAGTCGTCAGTAAGCTTCAATGGATTACCAGTGAATTGAACCTTATTTTCACCACCAGTTGGTGTATAAGGAGCTTCACTTCCTACAATCTTCCAACCATCGGAAGGATCGGTTGACTCTTCAGAAATACGAGCGATGGTATCCTTGAAGATCTTGTAGAGATATGCAGCTTCAATCTTTTGACCAGCAACTTGTTTTGCTGGATCACCTGCAGTTGGATCTGTTCCAAATACATTGGTAATATAGTTAGAACTTGCTGGATCCAATGAGAATTCATAGGTTCCATAACTTCCACTTGAACCACCGATGTTATAACGCAAGTCAAGAACAAAGTCTTGTGCGGTTGGATCAGCGCTACCACTGTACAATCCTGATGTTGCAACCTTCTTGCTCAACACTGAACCTTCGAAACCATATACAACTTGTGCCAACTTGTTAGATGCATCCGATTGAATAGTTGCGTTTTGGGTATTTCCCAATACTGCAAGCACTACTGCTTCACGGGCTGCGCCTGGATTACATGGATCTCCACCAGAAACAACGGTCTCGGTGAATGTAGTAAACTTACCAAAACTACCAGTAATGTTACAAGTCAATTGAATTTGAACACCGCAACTATTGGTTGGACGGTACTTGGCAAAATTGATGCCATTGATAATAACTTCAGACGCAGTACCTGAAACTGGGAAGTCGTCACTCAACTTAACCAAACTGCTTGTGGTTGCCAAACTACCAGACAAACGTCCAGTTTGTTCAGCAAGAGCACGTAACAACTTAGCTTCAGAACTAATTGTCAAGTCACCTTGATAACTTGAACTGATTTCAAATGACGCAGCGTCAAATGTGAGATTTACATCACCGATATAACGAGTGGTGTAAGTCTTGTTACCAGTTGTGCCTGGTGGGTTGTAGGTTGAGAATGAACTGGTTTCGAAGTTTGCGTACAAACTGCCGGTAATAGTCAATGTCTCAGTACCGCCACTTGAACTAACGTATTGTACGTTAACTGTAATATCGTCTGGATCCAGAGCGATATATGATGAATCGGCTGTTCCCAAAGCAGTAAATGAACCACTTTCGTTTGCACGATTATAATAACCCGGAATTGCGTAGATAACAAATGGATTATCTTGCTTATATCCGGTCAACGCACCTACACGACAAATGGTCACAAGACCCTGTTCCTGTAGATACTGTTTGGCAGTGTATGGACCGTAATATACTCCGTCCGCTACACCGAATTTTTCTTCTAACTCAGACACGCTGGTGACAATCGTTGGAGCAAATCCCGGTCCCTTTGGAAAGGGAGCGACAATGGCCCCACCGATATCAGCCACGCCCTGAGCAAGTCCTGATAGATCGTTTTCACGACTGAAAACGCCTGGACTTACAATTTTATCATGTGGGGTAAATGTTCCCCCTTCTGTAATTGGCATATGCTAAATTTCCTTTCGATTGGTTAGTTTTGTATGAGACGCATACAAAAAACTCTAAATATAAATATTTCTAAAAATTTGAAAGACTAGATATTTATATTTTAAGACTATTTTTTAGCACATAATTTATAGCGTTAACTACATCGGTATGACTAATAGTATATGTACACTCATGTTGTCTGTAGGTTCCTTTATAGTGTGGACACCATACGTCTTCCCAGTTAATTTCTAAATTGTTATCGTTATAACACCCAAAACAGATTGGTTCTGATGGACCCAATCTAACAATATTACTGTTAAATTCAAAATAACGCTTGGTATGTCCACTTATCATGATTACAGGTATACCCAAACACCATGCCAACCACGCCAATCCTGAACTTACACCAATATATACAGAAGAACTATAAATCAAGTTACAGACCTCCAATAGATCCAAACCGGTACAATCAGCTACGTTTAATAACAAAGTCGGTTCTTTTGATACCGCAATTGGATCATATCCTATAGTTTTAATGTGTTGTATCGTTTTAAACCATCCCATAGGATTGTTCCACGACTTACAATAGTTACTTCCATATTCAGAAAAAGTAATTGTCTTACCCGGAGTCTTTTTGAGTTTTGATAGATTAAATCGTGGACGTTGTTCACTATAATCAACCCCTAAAGCGTGCGCAGATGACCATTGTAGAGGTTTTTCTCTATCAACAACGTCAATCACCACTTTCTTATCATATGAAGACGGTACCTCAAATTTCAGGTAAGGATACGAGTCCGCAAACAAATTTTTATAATAAAAGTTTGTATATACGTCCCATCCATATTTTTCTCTGGCAATATCAATATAGGGTAACCACGCAATGCAGTCACCCAATTGATTGCTTTCAAGATGTACGTATACCTTCATCTATAACAAGTTTGTTGATGGTATCAATGACCATCTTAGAACTAATTTCTCGGGAACACTCAAATTGACGTGGAGTTCCTTTTTGACGAGGACACCAATTCCAATCCCCACGGTCAAAATCATATTCATTCCAACAACCATTACATACGTTGGTATTAATAACCCGATACGGAGTGAAAAATTCACTACGAGGTAAACTAAAACCACTCACCAATACCGTAGGCTTTTTAACTGCCCACGATAACCACGACAAACCAGATCCAATGCCGATGAAAAACTCACAATTATACAAAAGATTTATAGTTTCATGTATGTCTTTGGGACCAGAAAGATTGAGGATATTTGTAAATCTGTCTTCTTTTTCTGATTGAATCAAAACCGGTTTCAAACCAATACTGTTCAAATAATCACACGTCTCTTGCCAACCAGTTGGATTGTTCCAATACTTGGCCTGAGCAGTTGATTGTGTCGCAAAACAAACATACTTTTGTTCAATTTTTCGAGCGGTATTCTTAATGACAACATTAGGTCTAATCTCTTTATGATTGACTCCCAATATAGACGATGATAGTCTTTGCAACGAAACATCTTTATAGTTAAACAAAGAACGATGTGTATCGGGATAACAACCGATCATGTAAATAGCATAAAAATTTCCACTCCACTGTAATCCACAAAACTTAATGTCTGGATAGTTTTCTTTAAACAATGACTCCCAATTCGTAGCACATGTAACATTACATTCATGTTTCTTTCTAAATTCTTCAATATATGGAAACCACGCAATACAATCACCAAGTGACTTAGTATCCATACAAATCAAAACTTCTTTACCTTTCAAATTCAACTTTTGATTCAACAAAAGTTTTGAATCTACACTCAACTTAACACGATACGGAATATAACGTTTGATTAAACATTTTGCCCACTCGTTTGTTTTAATTGTACCACTGTACAAAACTTCGTCAAATTCATCATCAATAAAGTCAAAACTGTAACGAGTATTTACATCACCGCCATTAATAGACAAATATGCACCATCCGTATAGTTAATCTCTATCTTAGCACCCTGTAATTGTTTATCAGTACTCTGAGTTGAATCATAAATCTCATTCAATTCATTTGTCATACGGTATTCATCAATCTTTCTATATTCCCTAACCAAATCATCCACAATATGATTCCAATCATTGTCTCGGGCATACGCAAGTGCCTCTTTACGTAAAATTTCCCACGTATTCATCACAGTTGCAATTCCATTATACACAGAATCAACTGTACGTTCTATCTTGACCATTCCCGGTAAACTATTATCATCATATGTAGATACAACGGGAAGAGCACACGACATTGCTTCAAGCAAAGTTAAATTTGGATGACCAGCTTCTACAGATGAAGGATGTAGGAAAATCGTATGATTCTGATAAGTTGTTAACAGTTGTTCTTCATTCAAATCGTACATAAACGTCAATTTATCATACGGTTTGAAATCTTTGTTTTTTTCAAAGAATTCCTTATTGGCACTAGGACCAGCGACAGTTATTTCAAGTCCATGTTTACGTGCAGCTTCAATTGCGTAAATAAATCCTTTACGATCAAACGACATGTCTTCTGCCAAACCATTACGACCAACGCACAATAGTTTATGACGATTTGGAATATCACGTGACGTAAAAGTAAAAAACGAACTGTTAACACCGTGACGTAAATACTTTACACGTTTACTATCAAAATATGACACCAAATGTTTTGCGGGTACAAATGATACAACCGATTTCTCAATAGCGTCACGATTCTGTTTATACAATACAGAATCTTTTCCATACACCTCAGTATGATGATCGTGCATCGTAAACACATAAGGAATGTTGCGTTCTGACGCAATCAAAGCGAGATTGGCAACATGTATATGAACAATGTCATAATCTTCCTTACGAACATCATCCAAATATTTAATATCACATATGTGACCCAATCGTTCCAACGATTGTTTGTATTCCCAAATAATCTTTTCAATTGCACCCCATCCGTTGGGAGGAATAGAAATCAATCCCGGTGTAACATGACAAATTTTCATAACGATTTAAAATTATGGTGTAGAGAACCCACCTTCATATAACTATGAAATTCGTCTATAGAATCTATTGTTTTAAAGTTACGAATCCAATTGCTGTTCACAACATATGCGATACTGTTCTTACCGTTTCTGGGATTCAATGAAGTACTCGAAATATTATTTGTCAACATATGTGAATGTGTCTTTCGAATATATTGAACAAGTTGATCGGGAGATACGTTCAATGAAGCGTTTTTGATAATTACATTGATGTCGTTATCATAATTTTGTAGTTGATGAATCACATCGAGTTCAGACTGATGTAAATAACTTCTATATGTAACCCCCCACACCGATAACTCTGTAACATAATCCAATTTGATATCATTTGAATTGATATGATGTAGATTAATATTATTAGAAGGTTTTATGGACACATCACGCAATACAAACCGTCCGTTTTTATCAATATCACGAATATCAGATACAGTAATCTTTTTCAAATTGATGCATTCACAATCAGAATTATATTCTTCCAAAGTTACATCATAAACCCGTCCCGGTTTTACATCAACAACATGATAAAAATTCCTATTATATAACTGAACATACCCAATCTTCAAAATACACGCACGGTCCTCATACACACGAATAATAACATTTTTGTTGTCAATCAAGTTAGAAGAACTCTTCCATATATAAAATTGAGTAAGAGATTCATTAGGAACCACCGTGAAATACTCAACACACGAAAAAGCATTCAATGAACTATACGGAAACAATTCACTCTCATTCTTTTTTGTAATAATTAAATCACTCAAGTTGTTCTTTAACACATGATACGTGTAATTCTCCAAACTATTTGATGGAGAGTTGTGTTTAACAATACTTGCGTTATAATCAGATTCACTATATACACTTTCAAATTTTTCAATAAAATAATCATTGTCAATAACAAAAAATACCGTCTTTAAAGTATCACCTTCACCCAATACCTCATGAATAAAATACCCCTTGGATGTTGATGTACGCAATTGATTAACAATATCTTCCACCACCACCAAATCTTTATCATTCAATACAATATCGTAATTCAAACACACACTGTACTTATAACCCAATTCTTTTGATTTACGTATTCCATTCTGATAATTGGTCCAAACAGCCAATCCATGATAATTATCATTGTCATTGGCCTTTAAATTGATATCACATCGGTATCGTCCAGTATCCCACCAAGCATTACAATAATACGTGTGCTTAATAATAGGATTTGCCTCATCATATACCACCGTATCGGCAATATTCTTGAACTTCTCATACGAAGAATGATGTGTGGTCAAAATTCTATGAGCGTTGGTCAACGATCTCAAACATTGAACCGTGGTAATAAAAGATGCAGACGTTGTAGGATACGTGGAAACAATATAAGAATAATCACTTATAATGTTTTTTTTTAAAATGTATGATCGTATAATATCCACGTTTTTATCCAAATCATTTGACAAATATTTGATGTTACTATACTTGTCATACATGTTTAGATAAACCGGCAAGTTATATATCAACGATGGTAACTTGTAACTAATAGCCTCACGTATAACAATAGGACTTGTCTCCTTATCATTCTCATTTCCACGACTCGTAAACAAAAACAAATCCATACAACTGTAAAACGTGTCAACATCACTACGTTCACCCCAAACTTTGCAGTTAGATGGCAGATTTTTAAGAATAGGTGACCAGTATGACTCAAAGTTACCAGCAGTATTACCAACAAAATGAAACTGAATAGGCAAATCAATCATCTTCTTAGCATATTCAACAATTTCACCTTGATTTTTCCTCGGTGACCATAACCCCACATTAACCACATGCAATAAATTAGGGTCTAATCCCAACGCAATCAACGCTTTATCTCTATCGTTCACTTTATTCTTATGAACAATAGGATATTCAACAACATGTGACTCAATTCCCAAAGGTTTCATCAACTCTTTCTGAAAATTACTCACAAAAACAAACCGATCCGGGAAAAAACGCTTAGACGCAGTGTTGAAACTACTGTCATGTGACGTTTCTACAATGTTGTATAACCTGTTATTGGTGTAAACCTTGGACGATATGTCATCAGACATATAATATTCTGGCATTTCTTCCAAATGTATTATGTCCGGTTGTACTTTGTTAATGATCGATAACAACTCTTCCTTATTATCCCCCAAAACAAAATACCGTTCTTTCAATAATTCTCTTACTTGGTTCTTTTGAACAACAAACCACTCGCCATAATCGTTATATTCCACACAATATAACTCATGTATGTCATTCAATAACCGCAATTTCTTTAAAAGATACTGCGGACACCCACCCGTAGATAAATGAGGAGTAATGTAAAGAATTTTATAACTCATTATATACAATTATCAATATAACCAATTGAACAATTATTTTATTTTTTCCATCAATTCTTTAACCTGTTTTTCCAAAACAATCACTCTATCATTCAATTCCTTGAAAGCATTGATAGTTACCCATTGAAGTTTTTCAGAATTAACCCAGTAATACTTTTGTGGACCCTTATCATTAGGATGTGCTTTTTGTTCAAATGTAGTAACTAGTTCGGGAAATTCATTCAATATATCTTGAGCAATAATGCCATAAGATACTACATCTTCCGACTTTTTATCGTTGCCAACCGAATTATACTCAAATGATACTGGATTCAATTTCAAAAGCTCATTCAACCCTTTGTTCAATGGTCGAATATTTTTCTTCAAACGACGATCCGATGTACCACCACCACCAGCAGCACCCTGAGCGCCTGTTGCACCTTTGTCACCTTGAGCGCCTGTTGCACCTTTGTCACCTTGAGCGCCTGTTGCACCTTTGTCACCTTGAGCGCCTGTTGCACCTTTGTCACCTTGAGCACCTTTGGCACCCTGAGCACCAGTTGCACCTTTATCGCCTTGTGCGCCTGAAACGCCACTTGTTCCGGCAGCACCTTTGTCGCCTTGTGAACCTGTTGCACCTTTATCGCCTTGTGCGCCTGTTGCACCTTTATCGCCTTGAGCACCAGTTGCACCTTTATCGCCTTGAGCACCAGTTGCACCTTTGTCACCCTGTGCGCCTGTTGCACCTTTATCGCCTTGTGCACCAGTTGCACCTTTGTCACCCTGAGCACCTGTAATTCCACTGGACCCAGCCGCACCTTGTGCGCCAATGTCACCGTTTCTAGTAAATGTTATATGTAAAATATCATCTAATGATGGCAACGTACCTCTTAAATCATCGACCGATATTTCAAAATAACCAGTTTGAGAAACATTGGCTCCATTTACATAAAACTCTATATCTGTTCCTGTTGTCTTGTTATTTATATATATATAACCTCTATTACCAGATTGTGTGCTGTCGTCCCATTGTTGTATCCATACTGTTCTAACAACAAGGTTTATATCCTGAGTGCTTATATAAATTTTAGTAATAGCAGATACCGTGGTATTATTAAAAGATATATAACCAACACCTGGCGTTGCTGCTGCAGTAGAAGTATTAAATTTATATGGGACTCCAACTGATTCACCTTTGGCACCCTGAGCGCCTGTTGCACCTTTGTCACCTTGAGCGCCTGTTGCACCTTTGTCACCCTGTGCGCCTGTTGCACCTTTATCGCCTTGTGCGCCTGTTGCACCTTTGTCACCTTGAGCGCCTGTCAAGCCTTTATCGCCTTGTGCACCAGTTGCACCTTTGTCACCCTGAGCGCCTGTTGCGCCTTTGTCACCTTGTGAACCTGTTGCACCTTTGTCGCCTTGTGAACCTGTTGCACCTTTGTCACCCTGAGCACCAGTTGCGCCTTTATCGCCTTGTGCGCCTTTATCGCCTTGTGCGCCTGTTGCACCTTTATCGCCTTGTGCACCAGTTGCGCCCTTTGCACCTTGTGCGCCTGTAATTGAAAGTCCGCTGGTTCCACTGCTTCCTACAGCACCAGTTGTGCCTTGTGAACCTGTTGCGCCTTTGTCACCTTGAGCACCAGTTGCGCCTTTGTCACCCTGTGCGCCTGTTGCACCTTTATCGCCTTGTGCACCAGTTGCGCCTTTGTCGCCTTGTGCGCCTGTAATTGAAAGTCCGCTGGTTCCACTGCTTCCTACAGCACCAGTTGTGCCTTGTGAACCTGTTGCGCCTTTGTCACCCTGAGCACCAGTTGCGCCTTTATCGCCTTGTGCGCCTTTGTCACCCTGTGCGCCTGTTGCACCTTTATCGCCTTGTGCACCAGTTGCGCCCTTTGCACCTTGTGCGCCTGTAATTGAAAGTCCGCTGGTTCCACTGCTTCCTACAGCACCAGTTGTGCCTTGTGAACCTGTTG